ATGTCTGGACTGATCAATCCACATGCGGCCCCGGAAGAAGCAGCCTATGCGCTGCTGATTGAGCTCGTTCGCGCCCAGCGCGTGCCGCAATATGAAGGCGAAATTTCCGGCCTGCTGGCGATGTACGACGAAGCCGTTAAACACTTTAAAGAGAAAGAGACCGAGCGTTAGGCGTGGACATCGTGGTGCGAGAAAAGTGTGACGCCTGCGGAAGCCGCGCAGGCGTTGGCTGGATAGCGGTTTGGGTCATCAGCTGCCGCGGTAGGTAGAGTATCCGTACTGACTGAGCAGCAGCGGGATATGCAGTTTTTGATTTTGCTTTGTGACATTGAAAATAACCGGAATCACCGGGAAGAACGTATTCATATTTTGGCTTTTAAAATAGTCACCAGTTTTAAACGTCACTTTATACACCCCCGGCTCCATATTCTCCGCCTGCGGATAGAGCGACTTAATCCGCCCATCGGCATCCGTTTTACCGGTGGCGATATGCTGCCAGCTCTCCCCCTGCTGTTTATCCAGCTCAACCTGCACCCCCGGTGAAGGGAGCCCGGTTTGCTGATTAAGAATGTGTACGCTGAGCGTCCCCTCTGGCGCCGCCAGCGCGCTGAAGCTGAGCAGAGAAATTACGGAGGCGATAACTAATTTCATAATCGTGACCTTATTGGGCAAGTGAAAGTGCCCTAACTATAGTCAGCGCGGCGGGGAAAAAAATTAAACTTTTTGTTATCAGTTTGAGTTGATGGGTACTGTCTCCACACACAACACGCTGAACCGGTTTCCTCGTAAGAAGAGGAAGTGTCTTATGAGTAGGTAGCCCCGTGCTCTTAGTAACAGGATACGGTGACACTAAGTCTATCAGGCAGGGGAAATAGATTTGCTGGGTTCAAATATCACAAGGTAAAAAGATATACGCCGTGGCCTCTGCCGCCTCTACCAGAACAGTGCTTACTGCAAATGGGCTGCAGTATTCGAAATAATCATTTAATATTATTTAAACTACTATTCCAGTGTAAGTAATCACCTGGTTCAGATATTGATCGTTATCATTGATTCTCTTGTCGCCACGCCTTAACCATCTCCTTTGTTACCTCTTTCTTGTAGCAAATAGGTGAGTACCCACCAGCTTTGCTCCAGGCACTACGGCCACCGCACGAGCTGCCGTTCCGGGCGGTATTGAAGGGGCAGGCACAAGTACCGGGGTAGGATGCGACAGAGTCATCAATAATCCTTTGACTGACCTGATCATCGCTTAAGGAATTCGATTTGGCGATGGAAATATCTGATGCAAAGACGCACACAACAGCGAATACGGAGATGGCGACGAATTTGATGTTCATTCGGATCTTTCCAGGCAGTGGATGAACATCGAGGGTATGCTTTCAAATAGTGTTCAATATTGATCTATAACAACTGTACTTCACGCCAGCTTAAAATGCGATATTTAACCCAGTCAGACAGAACCTAAAGCTATAATGACTATTAGCCTGTTACCGGCAACATATTTTCACATTCCTGCAGAGCGCTTATTCTGCACTCAGCTATAACCACCATTAACCATTCTGTTCGATATTACAGAGCAGTAATGCTGTACTCTGACTGGCCATCGTCCGACAGATACTACAAGACATTAGAATCATCGAAATGGTCCGTCGATATGCTCACCTGGCACCTAACCATTTAACTGAGCACGCACGTCAAATTGACTCAATTTTTGCAAATTTTTGCAGAAGATGTCCCAAATATGTCCCACAAGGAAAAATCAGCGACTGGAGGAAGTTGATAAGTGATTGATTATTAAATGGCACGCCCTACAGGATTCGAACCTGTGACCTACGGCTTAGAAGAAAGTAGAGCGTTAAATAACACACTGTAATCACACATGTTTTCCGCGTTCGCATCCGGTTTTGTGTCGTTTCGTGTCGTCTGAATACATCCCTGTCTTTATCGTGCATTCCTGTCACGCCACATCTACGACACAGCGGCCACGTGCTCTTCTACTCATCTATAGCAACTAAACAACCGCATTGTCCTGGCGCACATCGCAGATAGTAAACGTCACGACGCCGGCGACAGTGACATCATCCAAGGCCTCACCTTCAATTGCTTCGCCATCTTCGGTTATCAGCGACCGCCCTCTCAACGTGGCAAGCTCCGTCCCGCCGCCGTGCTGGATCAGAACCTGACTGCCTTGTGATGGCTTCAGGGAGATATCCAGCACAACGTAACCGCCTGATCGCTCGAAGAGGCGCGTATTTGGCCCGACATTGCAGATCGAGTTAACCGTTAATCGCTGTTCCGTGTAGTCCGTCGCCGGTGATGGAAAGCCCATTACAGAATCCTCCCCATGTTGGCCATCATCCACAGGCGGTTTTCGCTGTGCTCTGCCGTTTTGTCGACGAAATAAGACTGCTCGCGTGCGATCCAGGCGTTAGCCTCCACCTCGGAAAAGTGGATGCCACGCCGGCGCAGCGCGGTAACGAAGTCGCGGGTGTGAAGGTACTGGAACCCCTTGGAACTGCGCAAAATGGACTCGCGGAAAGCCGCGGCGATGTCTGACTGTCGAAGCATGATCTGTCCTCCGATAAATGTCGCGGTAGGGATACCCGTTACCGGATACCCCCCGCACAGATCCCGGCGTGCGCGATTTACGCACCGGGCTCCTGCCTCGGGTGTCTGGCGGTGAACCGCTCCACAGGCCATGGATGAAGAACCCGAACCCTTGGTAGCCATGCGGCTGCCAGTTTGTTTGCTTTCGTCCAGGTCGTATCATCCTTCTGGCTCCTGCGCCTGAGCGCCCGGCGCCAGAGGTTTGTTACGTGTGTCCTGAACTTCTGCATGGTGGGGAAGTTGCCCGGTACCGAGTGATAGTTCAGGTATCCCTGAACCACTCTCCTGAGCCATTTTCCCTGTTCGGGGATTGAGTAATGCCAGCGCCTTCGCAGACCGTCTTTGATGGCTTTCAGAGTTGCCGTCATCCGATCCCGGCGGGTCTTTCGTATCAGCATGAACCTGCCGTTGCGATCTTTCCCGCTGATGTGCGTGAACCCGAGGAAGTTGAACGTTTCTGGTTTGCCTTTTCCCCTGATGGCACGGTTTTCGGCAGCGAAGCGGCCGAACTCCATCAGACGGGTTTTCTCCGGGTGAACCGTGAGTCCGAACTCCCTCAGTCTGCGCTGCATGGCTATACGGAAGCGCCGGGCATCGTATCGTTTGTCGAACCCGATGACGATGTCATCGGCGTATCTGACCATTACCACATTGCCTGTGGCATAGCGACGTCGCCACTGATGCGCCCACAGATCGAAGACGTAGTGGAGGTATATGTTTGCCAGCAGCGGTGAGATGACCGCACCCTGTGGGGTGCCTTCCTCCGTTGCTCGCCATTGACCCTCCTCCGACGTCCCGGCTGTGAGCCACTTACGTATGAGCCTGATTACCCTCCGGTCGCCGATCCGATGCTCTGTGAACCTGATCAGCCATTCGTGGCTCACCCTGTCGAAGAACTGACTGATGTCGGCATCCAGTACCCAGTTTACGTTAGTGCGTACCAGCCCTGTGGCCAGTGCGTCCAGTGCATCGTGCTGGCTTCGCCCGGGTCTGAACCCGTATGAGAACCCCATAAAGTCGTTTTCATAGACTGCGTTCAGGATTTTCACCAGCGCATACTGGACGATCTTGTCCTCCAGCGAGGCGATGCCGAGCGGGCGTTGTTTTCCATCCGCTTTTGGGATGTAGTGACGCCTGCCGGGCTGCGCCCTGTAGCTGCCCTGATGTAGCCTCCGGTGCAGATCTGTTATGTTGTTCTTCATGTTTCCGGCGTAGTCCATCCACCTGATGCCATCCACTCCGGCGGCCGCTTTCCTGCTCAGGGAGAGGAATGCGGCTTCCAGTGCTTCGACTGTCAGCAGGTGGAACAATGCTGTAAACCGTTCTTTCTTCCGCTGCTTCGCAGCTTCCCGCACGCGTGACAGCCTCTGTGACATGCTTTCCCGGCTCTGTGTCCGGCGCATGTGTGGCTGTTCCGCGTTCCCCTTGGCCCCGCTCCTTCGCTCCACTGACTCCGCTCCTTTCGGGTTGTTCGCCTGCTTCGCCGCTACTATGAGCGAGTCCGACTTCTCCTCTCCGTACATCACCGGCTATGACTCCTCGTCTTCCCGGTGCGGGCCATCTCCGACACTGGCAGATGGTCAGAGGGGAGATCTCCCGGTTCCCGCGTAGAGATCGTATTGACATGCCAGGGTCTCAGACCCCGCCGGGTCCATGTGGCACTCGCAGTATCGCACCCTATGATGTTGCCTTCCGTTAACAGTACAACGTCGGCACCCGGTAATTTAATATACATTTCGTGGCTCAATGGCTGGCCTGTCAACACCCCTGTCAACGCTTCGCCCCATACCTCGCGGTATGCAACGCATGACTCGGGGACCTTGTGGATTGCTGGTCCTTCAATGGTCGGGGACTTTCACCCCTTGATCTCTAACCGGTCTCCCGGCGCACACTGTTTTTATATACAGTAGTTTTAAAAAAGCGACAGATCAATATAGGTTCTGGCTATCAATTTATGTAATTGCCGCAACGCATTGATGTAACGAGTAAGGTAAGTCTTAGAGTGTTTTCAGGCCTTAGCTGTTTGATGGTTTTACAAACAGGGTGCGGTTAAAATTTTTCAGCTATGGCAATGCCTTCATAGCAATTTGCTCATCTGCGGTCTCTTGCATACGATTCGCAGGTGAGCAAACTTAACCGGCTGGAAAATATTTATAAATCGTCTTCACCCCCTCCTATTACATCGGCTACCGACCCAATGTTTTAACTGCTCAGACCAGAAATATCTGGAAGCTTTAGGCATCTTCTTGGAAGATAGATGAGCGCAAAGACGCACACAGCAATGATGTTATGTAGTATTTTCCCCTTAAGTGTGCCTGCTTAAGGGGATTTTTTATCGCCGTATTGTACCGGAAAATATTTGTAAATAATCTTCACCCCCACGCCTGTCACATCGGCCACACGCTACTGGACAGGCGCTTAGTCCGGTATGTTTCTCGCGCTACTACTGCTTACGTTAACGTCTGGTAATGATCTAGCGGCACGACGTAAAGCGGCGTTGAAAGCAATTATAGTGACCGGCCGGCGTTGGTACTTCACACGGTTAGAATGGCTCTGAAATAAAAAAACATCTTCTGGATAGCGTTCTCTTCTACGAGCAATGATCCCCTCCACTGGAGGGGTTGATTCAACACGTAGCTCCTTCAGGTGACCCTGTTTTCGTATCAGTATCAAGTCACCATCAATATCATCATATCGAATACTCAGCAGCCTTCCAGCGCTTAAACCCGTGTGAAAAATTAACGCCCACAAGTCAGCCCATGTATCTGAGATGGAAACAAGATTGCTGTTAATAGTTAAAAATTGCTCAAAACTTATTGTTTTTTTACCGTTCACGAACAAACCAAACTGTTTTCAAAGCTGAATGAATTGATTAAGCCAAACGTAACATATCAGGAAAAGTAGTGAAATCTTTGTCTTCAAGTCGCCGGGAGGTACTTGTAGATTGTTTTCACGTCTACACCTATCACATCGGCTACCTGCTGCCGGGTTGCGCCCGTACCCAACATCCTGCGGCATCGCTCCACAACCTCAGTGGTCATTACCCGGCGGCGGCCGCCGACTCTCCCCTGCTCCCTCGCAGCGGCTAAACCGGCACGGGTACGCTCAACGATCAACTCGCGCTCCATTTCCGCCAGGGCGCTCATGACGTGGAAGAAAAAGCGGCCTGCTGGGGTACTGGTATCAATGCTGTCTGTAAGGCTACGAAAGTGAATACCTCTATCCTGCAACTCTGAGACCAGAGTTATGAGGTCACGAACACTACGCCCAAGGCGATCCAGCTTCCAGACCACAAGAGAATCGCCTGGTTTTAAACGACGAATAGCACGCCTCAGCCCAGGGCGTCTGGCGTTTTTCCCGCTCGCTGTATCTTCGAAAATCTGCTCACATTCTGCGCGAGCCAGCGCGTTTTTCTGCAAATCGAGGTTTTGATCGCCGGTAGACACCCGCGCGTAGCCAATCAGCATGTTGTAACCCTTTGAAATGGCTGATTGTAAATTGCCGATATTGTTCGCGTAAACCTGGGTTCAGACGAAGCTGATTTAGGCGGTGCTTTGGTGAGCATCGATAACGCCACCGTGAGGGAGTTAGCAGAGAATAACATCTTCAGGAAAATGACCCGTGCGGATATTAACACGATGCTCAACACCCCTGGTGCCGAGGTCGATGTTGAATACGCTTTACAGGTTCTTATCGATGAGGGTCACAAATCAATACTCTTTCCGCATGACGTAAAGGGCATTTATATTCTTGCTGGAAACGTCACTGTACCCGCCCCTGTAACGTTGATTTCATTTTCTCCTTGCGTTAAACCATACACAATTACGGACGATTCGTCGTTTCTCAATAAAGGCGCTGTCATTCGAAAAGCGGCAGGAGCTGATTATATTTTTGGGCCGGGAACCGTCCCTCGCTTCTACGGCCTGCTTCTTGATGGCAGAGACAGCAGCAGACCGCTGTTTAATCAGGACAATCAGCAGCGCGGAGGTATGCTGTTTAACTGCGGTATTTATCGTTTTCTGTACGGCATTGGTAGTTATTCCTATACCTCTGTTCAGGTGGGAATGTCTTCCATATGCGCCAACCAGGACGGAGTTTATAACCTGATTGATTCTCGCCTGATTAACTGCACCATTAACGCGAATACCCGGCATGGTGTTTATCTCCGCAATGGTGCTAATAACAACCTTTTCCAGAATATCCGAAATGAATGGAATGGAGGGGTGGGATATTTATCTGATGGCTCCGTCGGCAACATTATTAATGGTGAGCTGGTTGACCGTAATGGCTCGGCAAATTTCGCGGTGCTTAATGGCGGAGGTTTTCTCATTGGGGATGTATTCTCCCAGCGACCTGGCCGAACCTCGGCGGCAGGCTCCTCCTATAATACCCATTTTTACATGGAGGGCGCTGGCAGCTATATCATGCTCAGCAATGTCGTGACACGAACTGGCGTTGATGATGATGGCCAGGGAACATTGACGCCAGAAAGGGTACTGACAACCGGTGGCGGCTCCACGGACATGACTTTTATGGCCAATGGTTGTGATTTGTCCGGGTATACCATTTCTGCGCTTCGGCAGATTACCACTGCCGAGAAAATGATCCTCAGGGGAAATAAAGGCACAACTGACCTGATAACTACTGGTCTGTATCAGTTCCAGAACGGCCGGGGTAATGTTGGCGGGGCGAAGAGTAACCAGGTTCTGACGTCCGGCGTCGGTTCCGTGCTGACGCTCAGTTTCCAGGAAACAGGATTAGCCGACCCCGCGACAGCACAGGCAACAGTTCCGTTATGCAGAACGCTACTGATTGAGTCGCTAACATCAGGCGGGGTATCAGGAAAATTCAAACTACCGTTCCAGATAAGGCGCGTGGTACAGGCCGCTAATGTTGACCTGTACACCTCTGAAGCCCGTTCATCGCCCACGGGAGCCTACGCTGTCACTGGCGCGACAGGAGTCAATGTATCACTGGTGGTTAATGCCGATGCAACGCTGACAACAGTAACGCTCACAAGTGTTGATGGTGTCGGACGGTTTATGCGCGTTACAGTCCTGGATAACTAAAGGGGGATCTATGAGCGATGCGTTTTTTGAAGAGTTAACCGACGGTGACGCCATTCCCGGCAAGTCACCATTTGATATCTGGTATGAGGAATTGTGTGCTTATGCGCTTGATCATTGTGGACGAGCCCCTTACAAAATGGCGTATCTGGAATTTTTCGAGCAAGGATTAACGGTAGAGGAGGCGGTTGAAAAATTTAACTAATGAAATACCGCCAGTGCAAGACTGGCGGTTATTGATATGAAGAAATTATTGTAAATGTATTCGATGACATCAAAATCGGTATAGTTCACAATCTCTACCATACCTGTCATATTATTATTCCGTTTAAGGATGATACCTGATGATAGATATAACTGGCATTAGGATGTCCTAAATCAAAAAATATCTTCTGTAATGTGACAACAGATTACCCATGCTATCTTAGGCCATGCGATAACAAACAGCAGCAGGAAGGCGATGTTATTGAATACCCCCGATGTTCCGTCCGCCCTGGTCACCTGGGCGAAAGTCCATAAAAAGAAACCTACCCCAGTATACCAGATGACAATTGTATCAAAACCAATATAATCCATAATCTCCACCTAGCCTGATGACAATCTGGCGAATTCATAGTGAGAGCTATACAAGCCAGAATTGACAGGAATAGCCATTTGAAAAATAAGTATTCAGATGAGAGCGAAATCTGCTTCAAAAACATCCTTATCAATAAAGCTTTCAAACCCCTCCCCATTCAGCATGTAGTACCCGCCTGGCCTTGGCTTCTCCCGTAACACATAATCTGATGAAACAACCAGATCACTACCATTCGCATCTGTTATGGTAGCCGTATAATCCTGGTTGATGACAATACTGTTAATCAACATTGCCTGAACAGTTTTAGTGGAGCGATATGTAATTAATGTAGACATAAATACCTCAGCTGATACCTGAATCAAAACGTATAGCCAGCGTAACTGATGCGCTGCGACGGTTTTCTAAAACGATATACTGCCCACTCTGGTAAATACAGAGTTTGTTTGTTACTGATGAGTCAGGCTGCGCCTGAGAAAGGTTAACCCCATCACCAATAATTCCTGTGGGCTTTGGCGCTTTGTTAGGCACGTTAAAGAAAGAGCCGAAAAGCGTATTATCATCTTCGAGCCCAGTAATTTTGTACTCGCCTCGACGGTTGTTTACTCCGGCTCCGACGATATGCGTATATGTCGCCCCGGCAGCTATTGTCACCGTTGGTGATACATATCCTTTATTATAAAGATACCCTTCGCTATACAATCGCATTATTTCTGTTGGTGCGGTTGACGGGTCTGCAGTGTTTCCCATTAAGAACTTCAGTACAGTACCGGTATCAGTAGTCCCAGCTATAGAGTACTGTTCAGCCAAGGCTGAAACAGTTCTTTGTATGTTAGCCATTACAGACAGGCGCATCATGTTTCGGACGCTTGAGAAAGATGTAAACGAACCAACCGGGGCACCATCGAAATATACTTCACGTGATGCGTTGGGGCTGTTGCTTAAGTCAATGCCACCCGCAAAATTCGCAACCGACGCTCTCCCTGTATCAATGTAACCATTGAATCTGATATCTTTTACAATGCCCTCAATCTTGATAATCGGAGCTATATCATCCGCTCTTGGCCCAATGTGCGTTATTTGTCCGCCATTGAAATGGACGCCAACGCTGGAAATGATATGAATCGCCGGCGCAATATTGGCATTTGCCACAAGCGAATTCCCATTCTCATCAACGAGGCTGTTATTGCGGTTTACGCTAGGCGCATCGACCGTAACTCCAACGCAGTTACTGATATAGAAATGCTGGCAATTCCAGTTTCTTGGTTCAATATGAGGCTGAATTAAACGAATGCTATGATGTTTATTGTTTGCAGTAGTACCGCCCATACAAACAAAACCACGGCAGGTATCTCCGCCATTATATTCAGTCGGTTCCTGATGAAGGTGAATGAATGTCAGGTTGTTGGTGTTATCATTTGTACGCTCCTGGATATAGACAGAGTTTCGCCCCCAATTCTGAACATGTAAGTTCAAAAATGTTGAATCCCACGCATGACCTACTACGAATGGGTTACTAAACCAACCTACTTTCACATCCTCGACGTAAGACAGCCTCACCGCGCTGATTGTCGTGGACTCTCCGAGTTTTATACCCATATAGGCATTTAAACCAGGGCCTGAAAGTGACCACCCTTTCCACATAATACGGCAAGTGCGGAATTCCATTACCGGAACGTCATCCGTATCAGAATAAAATCGTGTCTGGTTAGCTCCATCCCCAACCAGTGCATATACACTCATTAATGATTCTGCACCTGACGTATCTAAATTTGTTAGTATCTCTCCAAGCTTTGATATGTAATACCCTCCATCAAGGCCTGGCGCATATACTACTTTTCTATTTCTAGCTCCATCCTTTAATGCTTTTAGTAATGCTGGACCCCAGTCCAATGTTGTCGGGTCGCCAACCTTTGACACGCAAAGGTTTTTATACTCCCATAGATTTATTTTCTGGGCAGACATAAACACTGCAACACTGGCTGCTACCTCACAGGAATAGTTTCTCGCCCATGCGACTAAATACGCGCCCTCGCCATGTTCGCTTGAACCCAGGTTTTGGCGAAGCGTGTCTCCATCCATCAGAACGAAGTGAGTAACGTCGTTAGCAAAGCTGGTTGCATCGGTTCCGGTGGTCGTAAAGCCGACGTCAGTAGCAGCATTCAGGCGGTAATACTGGTTGTTATAGCGGATGTACTGGTTACGAGCACTAAACTGAAATGGACCATCCTCATAGTCGCCAAGAAAAACGTAGCCGGAGGACAGAAGGAATTGCTCAAACCGATTAGCTCTGTCCAGTTGCGCGGCATCGAACTGATTATTTCTTCCGGTGTTCGTCAGGCGCTTTACACCAAGACGGTCAGTATAGAATTCACCGGTGCCAGTAACTTCTTCGTCAAGCTTCGCGCCTGCAAATACCGCATTGCGGATATCGGTACTCGGTACCGGAACCTGCGTCGGCGTTGGGAGTGGAACTTCTGCCATTGTGCATGTCGCCCTTGATAGGCGCACTAAACCCTCAGAAGCGAATCTGATGGTGTGCGCGAAAGTTGATTATGGGTAAATTGAGTCTGAATATTCGATCAGTGATAACGTCTGTGTGTCATCACCGTTGGGTTTGGCGCTATCGACGCGCCAGATAGTGGAGTTGAGTTCCGAGTCGGTAGCGATGAAATACCGGCTGGGGTTTTGCACCGTGCTGCGGTCATAAATGTTCAGATCGAAGGTATCGGCTGCAGCCTGAAATGCTTTCGACTTGCCGCTTACCGGATAGGCCCGCCAGCGCCCGCGGTAATTCCCGAGGCTATCGGTCATCACCACCCACATATCGCCGAGGGAAAAGTCGATACGCTCCGAGGTCGAGAACAAATCCCCGGATCGCCCTGTGATATATCCGGTCTGCTGCGCGTTGTCGTACATGTCCGGACACTGAACCACCGTACCTCGTACCACCTGCGTCGACTCCAGCACTTTCACTGTCATGGTCAGGCGTGAGTAAAGGATTTTCCTCGCCTCAAGCCATGCCCGGTCATTTGCCTGAGTGGCGTTGCGGCAGCCGTCCAGGCTGATCTGCATCGCGTTAACAGTGGCATCCTCAACCTCAGTGATGCCGCTGCTATCGATCTGCAGATAGATGTACGCCTTCTTGTTCGTCAGCGGGTCGACGTAATCCAGCGCCACGCCGTCGTAACCACCGGGCAGCGACATTTGCCAGGCGACCTTGTACTCGTCCCAGAACATGTTAGAACGCGCAAAAACCGCATCGGGATTTGCCACCCTCTCATCACGCCAGAATGTCAGCACATCGCCGATGTTATTGCCGTCAACGCGGGCCACATTGGCGATCGTCGCTATTTTCTCTCCCAGCGACTGCTTCTCATCCGAGAAGGTGTAATCGAAATACCCAAGCACCTCATCCGTCAAAGAGTCGGCAATGGCATAAAGAGCTGCGACGTCAATACTGGCCACGTCCTGCTTACCCACAACCACCCACTCATGCAGGATAGCGTCAGCAAACGAACGACTCGGCCGCAGTGTGTAATCAACCGCACCGGTGGTCCGGTCGTAGCTGATGGTATGCCGCTGCGCCAGCATGTTGTACTTCTGCTCGCGGTTGCTGTTGCTGTCATTCGACCCCTTAATCGTGATACGGGCAATCGTGTCTTCCGGATAAACGACGTTTTCGCGCACGTTCACCGCGTGGATCGCCATCAGAGTCACGACGTTGGCGTCATTGCTGTTGTCGAGGCGCTCGATAGTGACCGCATAGCGTCCCGCCCCGGCTGCCGGGACGAACTTATGCGTTGTGCGGAAATACCGGGTTGTCACCTGGAAGTCGTTATCGAAGAAATAATCGTGCTGCTCGGATGTCCCCGGGACCTGATTGTTGTCGTCGTCGACCTGCCAGAACTTGATCCGGTATTGCGTTGTGCCGGCCGTCGCGCCGAGCTGAACCAGCACATGCACCCAGACCTGCGTCGAGACGATCGGCGACACTGACGGTCCGATGACCAGAGGGGTCTGGTCATTCAGCGTGAACAGCGTCGGGTTGATGACCGCATTGCCAGGAAGAGACGTAATCTCTCCGGAGAGCTCGCCAATATAGAACGTCGTGTACGACAGCGTATCGTCGCCGATAAAGCTCTCCGAGGAGATGATATTACCAGCGCCAGTGACGTTCCGCGTGACGCTTGTGCCACCGTCGTTCCAGGTGGCGTTGATGACGAATGACACGGGGTGTGGCACCGCCAGCGCAGCGAAGTAGGCAAAGTTGTCATCGTTCGACAGCACAACAGCCTTGAGCTGATTACTCTCGATCGCCACCGATGTCGGCGCCGTCGTGGTCGCTGTCTGAGCCGGAAAGTCCTGGCTTTCGTTCAGTCCGGGGACAGTTTCATTATCGACGTCATCGAACTGATACCCAACCTCAATCGTGCCGATCACGTCACCCGGGTTATAAATCGCAGAACTGGCCCCCGCCAGGCTGCCGAGGTTCGATTCCGAGTAGCGGATCGAGGAAATGGTGTACCGCCCGTAACCGACTTCAAACCACTCCGTGAGTTGCTTGTTATTGTCGACGAACTCGAACAGCGCCTCCTGAATCAGGTCAGGGAAGACGCGGCACTGGCCGTAAACGTTCGGGCGCCCCTTGTAGAGTCGCGCGCGGTTCGTCTGGCCGGTTAAGTCGTTGTTGGGGGATTCGCCTGTTGCCACCGATACCGACGCGCTGGGCTTATTTGACAGGCCGAACACCTTCAGCGCGCCAGAGAGGATTTTCGTAACCGGACGCAATATCGTGGTGATGAGCTTTCCCACCCCGCCCTCTGGCTGGTCGAAAACAGCCACGACGTCACCAGATCGCAGTGGCCGGCTGATATCGTAATCGTCAGGCAGCGCTCGGCCATTCAGTTTCACGATAACATCGCGGTGCAGCTGCAGAGAATCCAGCAGGCTCACCAGTGTGGTGCCGACATCTACCGTCCCCCGCTGCATCGGCGCGCCAGGCAGCCTCTGTAACTCATATCGAACCATGAATCATGTACTCCACGCGGCTGTAAACCTTCAGTAATGCCAGCGGGCTATCGCAGCGCACAAAACCAAACTCCCCGCGGGCGTGCAGGCATTTAACCGGGCTGATCATCACACCGATATGCGCCGGCACATCACCGCGGTAAAAAACGGCGATGCAGCCGGTGACCGCCACAGGAACACGCCGCCAGTGGTAGTGTTCCTGTTCGTAGCAGGTGATGAAATCCGCTCCCGATTCGTAGCCAGCGATGTGATGCAACTCCAGGCCGAGCACATTCCGGTAATAGAGAACAACCAGGCCCCAGCAGTCCATCTGCTCAAAACTGCAGGCGCGATTAGCCCAGGGCTTGCCGTTAACAAGCCCGATAAAGTCGCTCTGTTTCATACGGTGATCAGCCCGGGATAGTCTTTCGTGGTGTAAATGATGGAGTTGGCCAGCGTCAGCGGGTTAGTTTTCCCGGCGGTCACAGTGACGTTGCTGGCATCGGCGGAAATGTCGTTCACGTAAAGCGTCCAGTCTTTCAGGGATGATGCATCGCCGATCGCGTTCCACTGCTGATACAGGCATTGTATCGGCGTCATGCGCGCCGCCCCGCGCCAGCTTTTCAGTGTCTGCCGGACATGCTCCGTCGCGGCGACAAAGGTTATCATCATTGAAATGACCGCCGTTCCGTCCTGCGCCGGCTCGGTCACGCTGAACCGCGCAGGCTCGAACGAGTTTCCGCCAAACGTCGCCGGGCGAAACAGGTTATTGACCACCCGGTAATAGCCGAAAGCCGGGTGATAAAATTCCACCGTCTGTTTGATGTCGCTCGCCGGCCGGCGCTCCTTCCACTCTCTCAATGTCGGCATCAGTCAGCCCTCGGCATCACTTCGGTGATCAGGTAATCCAGCCAGTATCCATAGCCAGGCTGGGCCTCAACAATCCAGTCGTCGTAGTCCTCGGTAATGTCCTCGAGCCCGTTGCTGATAACCGTTGCGGTCCAGGTGACGACGCTGCCGTTCTTGCTGGTCTGCACCGGCATATCGACGAAATGCAGCGTCTGCTGCTGAACGCCCTGCGTATCACCCAGGTCGATCGGCATCTGGAACCAGTTGCGCCCGCGGTCGCAGTACGTCGGCGAGCGAAGCCACGACTTAAACCTCTCGGCCTGCGCGAGCGTGAATATCCACTGCAGCGTCCATGTCGCTTTAAGGTCCGTAGTGATCGGCGTGATTATCAATGGACCGACTGCCGTCTGCGTCGTCTGCCAGGCTGTATCCTGCGTCATGTTCTGATCGGCGCGCTGGGGAAGCGGCAGGAACGGAGGGTATTGAACAGTTGCCACGTTTCCTCCGGGCATAAAAAAACCCGCCGAAGCGGGTTGGGTTTAGTAAGCACCTTGCGCTTTGCGGCTTAGTCCAAATGTCTGCTGCATCTGAGAGGATACCGGGCCGCCTCTTTCCATGTCGGTGATCAGCAAGTCCACAACTGCGCTACCGTCCTGCATGTAGCCGTTGGCACTCTGTACGGTGGCGCCGGTAGACTGGTTGATGACGTTCACCTGCACGCTGATCCCTCCTCCTGACTGCATATCCTTATTGCTGATGACCTTCCCGTTATCGCCAGGGATCATGTACTGTTTGCCGGTGCTGGCCTGGTAAATCTCTGGCTTGCCTTTCTCGCCGATCTGGTACAGGCCGCCGGCTGAGACCGGTCCGCCATTGTAGCGAGCGCCGGCAAGCGCAAGCCCACTGGCAAGCCCAACTGTCGAACTGATACCAGCTGCAGCCGGACCAGCGTTAGCACCGAACGAGGCGAGCGATGCCATCGCGGCCGCCGGAGCCCAGGCTGATGCGGTAGTTGCCGCCAGCCCGACTGATGTCGCCACCGATGCAGCGCCAAGCGTCTGACCGAGGATGTAGTTTTTCAGCGCTTCGATGCCCACCTGGACAATGCTGTTGATCACGCTGTTCAAGATGGTGTTGCCTAGCGACCGCATCGCCTCCTGCGCTGACATTGTGCCGGTTAGCAGGCCGGTGATTGCATTGGAGGCATTCCCGCTAAAGGCATCCACCGCACTCGTCAGCATGTTATAACCGAGGCTCTGCTGGCTGAGGATTTCCCATTGAGCTGCGATCCGCTGCTGCTCATACTGCCGGTCAGCGGCATTTTTCAGCGCCAATGCATTCTCATGAGCGAGAACCCCTTGTTGCTCGAACTGCTGAATCAGTGCCAGCTCCTGCGCGTGCTGGTTGGCCAACTGCTGCACCGGGTCAACTTCAGCAAGTGCCTGCTGGTTTGGGTTAACCACCTGCTGCGAGCGTATTTTGGCAAGGTTGGCCTGATGCTGCTGCTCCATCTGCTCAGTGGCTGCGTTGTATTCCTGCAGATCAATCTTTCCGGCGTTCAGCGCCGCTTTCAGGTTCTGCATGGATTCAGCGTAGGATTTATTCTCAGCCTGTTCAGGAATGGCATTAAGCGCCTCTGTTACCCCCTTCGCCGCTGCGGCTGCATCCCATGCGGCTGCTGCATATTTGCCTGCTTCCTGGATTTGAGCCTGAGTAGCCGATTTACCGAGAGACTGCTGTGCACGCAATATCGCCTGCTCACGGCTCAATTCCTGAGTTGAGTCCGCTGCAAGCTCAGACTGCTGGCGAAGGTTTTCGAGTTTTTGAGCTATAGACTCAGCGGTGGAAGCAGACTGCTTCCCGGCTTTGTCGCTTTCCTTCCTGGCCTCCGTAAGCCGGTAGGTTTCGGCGTATTCGTCCTGCAGCGCTTTTATTCGCTTAGGATCGGTCACACCAGCATCAGCTGCATCATATTGGGCCTGAAGCCTGGCTCGCGCCTCGCCTTCAAGTTTGGCCAATGCAAGCCGGCGTTCAGAGTTTTGAACCAGCTTCTTGGTTGCGGCGTTATCGCCTTTGGTCGGAGGCGCATTAAACTGGTTGCTTCCGGCGTCCTTCTGAGCCTTTGCTCGAATGTGGGCTATTTCCCCCTCGATCTGCTTCAGCTGCACTGCTGCCTGCGCCCTTCTGGCCTGAAAAACTGAGTCAGTTTCATACCATCTCTGGCCGTCTTTCAGCTCATTGTTCAGATCCTGCTGGAGCTTGATCAGCTTCGGCATTCTTGAAGAATCGCCGACATTGTTGTTGTAGTAATTGAGGTTATCCGCGACGCTCTGCATCAATCCTGCAAGGGTCGTAGTCAGGCCTATTGCCTGGTTCAGGTCGTTAATGGCATTTTTGAAGGCCACATCGAGGCTGTTCTTTGCGCGATCAATGCTGACCGGCATTTTTTCAAATTCAGCGTTAACTGACCGGGATTGGCTTTGAATAGCATTGAGTGCATCTTGTGCAGTAAGTTTTCCCTCTAGCATTCTTTTACGCAGATCGCCGATTGAAATCCCTAAGCCAGCTGCTATTTGCCTTGCCAGTTCTGGCATCTGCTCAATTACTGAGTTGAATTCTTCCGCTTGTATAACGCCTTTCGCCATCGATTGGCCAAACTGGCGCAAAGCGTTACTCATCTCTTCAGCAGATGACCCTCCTATCGTCCCAATCTTTTGAAGAGTGGCTGTCAAAGATAGAACTTGAGCATTGGTTGCCCCTGTTTCCTTGAGAGAGGTTGTTAATGATTCCCATAATTTTTCCGTCTCATAAAGCCCGCTTCCTGTTTGTGATGCAATAGCAGATAAAGAGGCTAAAGTATCTTTAGCTGCATCAATACTGGGGCTTAACCTAGCTATCCTCGCCTGTAGCGTAACCATCTCGTCGCCGATGGCGATAAGCTTCTTCGCTGCATCAATGGTGAAAGCTGCTGCAATGGCAACGCCAACTTTATTTAAAGCACCTTCAAACCGCCCGGCAGATCGTGACGATTGCTCAAACTTAGAATCCATCTGATCAAGGCGCTTATTAACCTGCTGCTGGGCTTCGATAAGTCTGGCGACATTCATCTCTACTTCGTAAACGATATTGCCAACCTGTTCAGCGCTTGCCATGTTTCCTCCGGGCATAAAAAAACCCGCCGAAGCGGGTTTTCTTTATTTTTAGAAAATTATATCTTGCCTTGAAGTTTGTATTGTAAATATTTTAACTTTGATGAGAATCCAGAATTAATTTTATTACCTACTGATTCGATAGTAACGTCAACGGAAGGCAATGCATTACCATCAATTATCACAGACTCAAGAGAGGCCCAATCCTCACTGAAAATATTGTATTCACATTTACCCAAACCTTTTAGTTGTACCCCAAAAGCATTGCTTGCCTGAAAATCCACAAATATATCGGCGTTTTTAAGCGTAAAAAGCCCGTTTCTCACCCCATCGCGCAAAGACTCAACCTGAAGGCTTTCAATCTTTTTGTTAAGTTCTTCTCCTGACAGCTGCTTAGAGCTGATAAGGGCCTTTTCCATCGAGTAGGAGGACGGTGATTTCATTCTCGATTTGATTATTGAGCTACATGCTTCTGTCATTGATGCGTTTTGAGCATCCTGAGTCGGTACCAATGCGATTGCGGCAACAACGCCACCCATTACAACTAACAAACCGAAAACAATAAGCTTCTTCATATCCCTATCCCCATCAGTAAATGATGCGGCAATCGTAGCAGAGGGGAAACGATACGACAAAAACCGCAACTACGAAAATCGCGGCGGGTAAAGCGGTGCGAAGATATTCGCATCAAGCAATAAACCCGCAGTTAAGCGGGTTTGATTACCAGAATGCAAATTTGCATTCTGCCTTCAATACAATGGGCTATGCCACATCAGCGCCGTTAATCAGGTGGCGAAGCGCCTGAACCCCTTCGGCGTTGTAACGGAAAGCTTCAACCTGCTTGTCTGAGTGTCTTGACTTATCCAGAAAGAACTTGCCGTACTGCTCAGTTTTCAGGTTGTGTTTATTAGCCACGCGACCGATCTTGTTCGCAGTGCAACCGAGCTGCGCCGCCACTTCACCCGCCGTTGAGTAATGCTCTTCAATCACCGGCAGTGGCACAACTTCGTGACCGAGAAGTGGATTAACAAGGGTGGCAACGATCACCTGGTTAGCCGATTCGCCAAGGCGAGGGAACATTGACATCAACTCCCGAGCCGATGCGATGTTTTTCTCCAGCGCCTGAGCTTTCAGTTGTTCAGCTTTGGCAAGCCGGTATTCAGTAAGCCCTGAGGTGCTTTTGGTCGGCACCTGGATAGCCTGCATGTCTTCCAGCTTATCAACTAAAGAGCGGCGAACGGCCTTAGACTCGCGTGCAGCCACGCGCAGTGCCTGCTTGACCGTCATTTCGATTACGACCTGATCGGCGCCGCCCTTAAACTTGTCCATGGGGGTTACAAAAGTTTTGTAACCCTCCCCATCAAGCTCATCACGAATGCGATCGATGAATACGTTATTACGTACCGGCTTCTCTCCGCATTGCTTACGTGCCTGATTGACCATTTCAAGCAGTGACTGGCTGTCAATGGTTTTATCAGTGACAATTGAACCTACATTTGCTACATTCTTAGAAGTCATTCGACATTCCTTATGTGGTAGTAAGGGTGTGACATAAGCCGCCAGCTGTAACTGGCGGTTTTTCTTTTTGCATCATTGCAACATCTCCTGACGCAGGTGTGGTAATACCCTGCTCCAGTTATCATCCTTCCATGGATGAAATTCGATATGCGCTGTCTCGCGCTTGATTACTTCTCTTGCCTTGTTAATCGATCTCGGATACTCCTGACCGATCGAATGAAAGTGTCCTGCCTGGCGATGCTCTGCCACTCTCAGTAAAGGTGTGACGCTATTGCAGGCTTTGAGCATGACGTCGCTGGCCCGCCATAACCATGCCAGAGAGCAAAGATCTTCGTCACTGAACTGCTTCGCAATCGGCGAATGCGCCACTTCCCGATCCAGAATATCCAGCACCCAGCGGCGGAACTCTTTGGCCTTTGGCGTGCGAGCAAACATCGCTACAAGATGAGCGCCACGCAGAGAAAAAACGCGCGCTTCCTGCTTTCCTGAAGGGGTGGTCAGTTTGACCACCCCTGTCATTTGTGCTGTAAATTCATCAGCATGGCGTGAGTAGATGCGCTGCACGGCTTTATCGTCAGCGTACTCCAGAGCCTGACCAACCTCAGCAGCCGTAAGCCAGACCTGACCGCCCATTTCCATATATGAAAAATTGGTATTGTGGAAACTTAGCTCTTTGTTCTGTACACTATTCATGTCGATATTTCCTTCGCGGTTATTTTCGATAGAAGCCCCAAAGGTTGCCGCCAATGGGGCTTCGCTGTTTTTACTGACCATTCATGCGCTCCTCACGCAGGCTTTTTGCCAAACGCTGCACAATTGCAGAGTTGATTGAAATCCCATCCATTTCAGCCATACGGCGTATCTCTTCTTTCATCCCTTCTGGCAAACGCAATTGGAAGCTGTAGCTTTTTCTTTCTGTGTATAAAGTATCCATATTACTCCCCATCAATCATGTCACCGTGACATGATATCACTGTGACTCAATTTACGGATAATGTCAATGTGATAGCATCAAGAAAAATTTGAGGTGCTTATGTCAGATAAACCAGTCCGTGAATACGATAAATTCATGCTCCGTTTCCCAGATGGCATGCGCGATGCCATAGCCGAACGCGCCAAGGCTAACGGCAGATCAATGAATTCGGAGATCGTCAGTATTCTCGAGGAAAGATTGTATTGTGGTGATGGCGATCTCGATGATATGGACGTCAATGAAATGCTGGAAGTCATAAAAATGCAGCGTGATCTTTTGAAGAAATACAGTGAATTAGTTGAAAGAGGCTCTAAAACCCTTCAGGAGATCTCAGAAACTCTTAAGAACAACAAAAAGTCCACCTGAATGTTAAAGAGCGACCGGAAAGGCCATTAAACCGCCTGCTGCCGCTACTGTAAACATTTCATTTTCTATCAATTACTTAAGTACGATTACTCACGATTAGATACGATGAATCATGAGTAGATATGGTGAGTTCGAGGTATTTTGTGGGCATCAATTAAATAGCACTAATTGCAAAAAAGCCCACCTGAGTGGGCTGTCTTTTAAGCTATTCAGCCCTTGCAAGCTCAATGGCTTTGATGTTTATGTCAACCTTCTTTTGAGCATATGAGCCGTGATACTTTAGCGCGCCCGCGTTGTATGCAAGAGCCGCCTGTATTGGGCAGTCGAACATACCTAAACGTATGTTTTTCTTATTGTGCGCAACAACTGCCATCCATTTAGCTTCCCGTGACGCCCAAAAGACACCGATAAAACCAGAGCTATTGTTTTTTTGCATGCCAACATTAGACATGTTTTGGCTTCTGTTGACACACCGTAGGTTTTCTATGCGGTTGTCACACTTATTGCCATTAATATGATCCACATCGCCTTCAGGCCATAACCCATGATGCATGCACCATATAACCCTATGGCAGAGGTGATGCTTCTTGTTCACACGGACATATAAATATCGTCCGTTCAACGAGCTGGACGCCTCCTTTCCGGTAAACCTGCCATTAAATCGGTTCATAGCGACTTCGCTAGTGAAATGATGGATTGGACGGCGTCTCCAGGAAAGCAATCCTGTATCAGGAGCATAATCAAAGCATTCTAAAAGATAGCGCTGACTTAAATGGTCATTCATTCTAAACCTCGTAGCAGGTTCCGTAGATGGCAGGTGCGCCAGAGCGGTCTACGTTCCGCCTTTTCGGGAGCTACCCTAGGCGCTTGTTCATTTTACCAGCTTCTTCAGCTGCAAGCATTGCATTCCAACGTTTATCATCCTCACTCATTACGGAGTCAAACTCCTCTCTGGTGAAGCCCTTTTGGTTTGGATATTTAGCATTCAGAAGTAAGCTGAATTCTGTCATCGTGAGGTTCTCGGCCTCTTCCCGGCTTATGCCGAAATGGTTGCGGGCCGCCATGATGTAGTCAGCTGCGCGGAATTCTGCGGTTGTCTCGTTCGTTTCGTAACGCTGCAGCTTGCGCACCTTCGCTTTGCCGATGATGCCGTGCATCATCAGGTTTTGCGCGACGATAACCATACTTTCCGGCGGCATGCTCCCCGGGCGCCAGACAAAGCCACGCTTACGTGATTTTGCTGGCTTCATCCAGCCAACCAGATCGCCGATATCGTCGTCACAGCAGGCTGTCAGCACCGCGTGAGCAGCCATGACCGCTTTGCGTGACAGGAGACCGCTTTGCATAAACCGCAGGACGCAATCAGGAAGGCGGCTGTACTCATCGCGGATATAGGCCTCAGCTGCGCGCTGTGCGAATGGCGTCGCCTCGTCATTGCACAGGTCATAGAACGCCTGGACAATTTCCTCTGGCTCACCGATTCGCGCCATGTTGCGAAACGATGGCCGGAAAAAGAATTCCCGATCACCGGTACCGATAACGCATTCGCCTAATTCTTTAATCGGGGTCATAGTCGCTCCATAAACAGTATCAAGGGCGCAGAACGCCCTTTGTACTATTCACGAAATAGCCTGGTGGTTAACTGATAGTGACCGCGCAGGATGCAGAAGTGATCGTGACTGGAGTCGCGGAAGAATCGGTAACTTCACAGGTATAGGCCCCGGCATCACCGGAAGCAGCGCTGGCCTTGTTGAAGGTCGCCGTTGTTTGCCCGCTGACAACCGTGCCGTCTTTCTTCCAGACGTAGGTGTAAGGCGAAGTGCCACCCTCAACCACTACCGACATATTCAGAGCCGATCCGGCCGTCACGCTCTTGGTCGTCGGCAGGTTGGTGGTGAACGCCAGCGCCGGCGGGGCGACCTCAAATACCACGGTGTCTGCATCAGCTACTTTCCACTCTCCGGAGAAGGTGGAAATATCCGTGGTGCCGAAATCACCAGACCAGGAGGTGGTGTTAAAGTAGCCCATGATATAAGTGCCAGCGTCTTCACCAGTGAAGTCGAAGCGGACCCAGACTGTCGGCTGACGACCAGCCTGTACCTCATCGAAAATATATTTCGAGATGGCAATAGCGCCAACTTCAGTCGTCTTGTCTTTTTTACGGAATTCACCTTCTCCGGAGATGGTGAAGTCCATATTGTTGACTAGGTTCTCAACCAGCCCCTTGGTATCGTCAGCCTCAGAGGTGACGGTATTCATGGAGTAGTCGAAGCCCTTGGTGGTCATGGCGCCGAGTCGCTTCCATTCGGAAAGCGCAGGAACCGTATCAGCACAGCCAAAAGCCATGCGGAGCACGGCCACCTTACCAATCAGCTTGCCGGTGTCATTAGCGCAGCCTTGCATGTATGCCTCTCAATTAAAAAAGGCCGCCATATGGCAGCCTGATGGGTGATTCTGACGATTATTCGCCGTATGTGCAGGATACGAGCAGCCGGGTTACTAACCGGCCCTCTTCGGTGGGGATCGGTGCCGGGACATTGCCGACAAGCCGTAGCGCGCCTACGCAATCATCGGCGCCGGATTGCGCGCTGATATACTCGACAATGGCGTTTACCGCGGCGTCCGCAGCATCGGGATTCGCCTTCGAGGAGATCACATCAACCATCACATACCAGTCTCCGCCGCGGTCGTACTCAATATTGGTACCGCCTGAAGGCCGGAACACGATGAACTGGTCCGTGTCTTTCCCGGTGTCGCGCCATTGCCGCCACTGGACCTTAAACCCCGCGGTAAGCCCCTCAGCCACAAACAGGTCTTTGAGGCGCATATACATCGGAGGGGTCATAGCGAAAGCTCCTTCTTCACCACCGCGTCAATCTGGCTGCGGGCATCTTCGAAGCCCTTCGTTAAGAACTCCTTACGGGCCGTTGCTCGCGTGAAGTTCTGTTTCACTGCCGGGTCGTGAACATAAACCGCGTAGTTGGCTGAATAACCAACGCGCCCGGTTACCCTGGTGCCGTTAGCCATGATTTCGCGGAACTGGCTGTTGATAAGCGTCGACGTATCGATCGGGGTGTAAAGCGCAGCCTGCGCACTGCCAATAAGCATCGCAGACTGGATTGCTCGCACGACTTTACGCCCCTGGACGTCTTTGATGATGCGATCGAGGTTGGCCTTCGCCTGGCGGATGCCGCGAACTTTAGCGCCCATAATCAGACTCCTGTCAAAATCGCATAGTCATCTGCCAGTCGCTCGAACGTGTCGGCGTAGCGGATTACCTGCCGTATCTCGTCGGCCTCATCCGGCGGTGCTGCATCGGTCGACGCGCCAATCAGGATGTAATCCCCTTCCCGCGCCGTTGCGTATTCACTCCATATCGTGTTTTTAACAACGAGCTCCCGGCCAAGGTCACCGATTTTTGCAGAGAGGCCGCCCTGGTAGTCGCAGAGGATAGCGATCGGCGCTTCCCACCCGTACGGCTGACCTCCGCCGTCGGTATCACTACCGTCAGCATCGCGTATGCGCCGCCAGATTGTCGCCGTCGCGGTGTATGACCAATTGGCTACCGATGACATCAGTCATCCCTCCATCGCAGCACAACAGCGCCTGTGGCGCGTATGCGGTCGCAGTTGATGAACCATACTCCGTCGCTTTTCACGTACGCCGTCGTTTGCTGGCCGGCATCAGTGATCACCCACACCCGGGTAAACGTCCGCGGCAGCCGTTGCTGAACTGAAACCCACGCCATCAGCAGCCCCCGACCACCATAAACAGGCCCACACTGTTGCCGGCGCTGATTGGCAACTCACCGGTGCAGCCGCTGGTATCCAGTTTCGCCAGAGAGTCGCGCAGCCAGGTAATGCTGTCATCTCCGTAGTCGAACGAGCGCGACGCTCCTGATGGCGCTCCCTGCGATTTTATTCGCCGGGCACCTGAAGACGTCGCCATGAGCGCAGCGGCATACATCAGGATGAGCTTTGACGTGCATTCGTCGTATCCCGCACCATCGAGGCACGGGATAATCTTGTTCACTACGCAGAGAATCGGATCGAGCAGAGCGGCCGGGATGGAGTAACCCAATTCACCGAGGAACGCCTGCACGTCTGCCGCTGTGATTGGGTCAGCCATGGTTATTTCGCCTTCTTCGATTTGCTGGCAGATTCTTCCTGCTCTGCAGCGTCATTACCAGGCGTAGCCACTTCCAGCGCTTGCTCTTCCACTTCGCCCACCACCGACACACGACCAGCAAAAGCTGCAGGAACGTCCGCCGCGACGAATTCGTGGCCAACAGGAAGTTGCTGGAAGACGCCATCAATCATGCCCCAGCAGCCGGTTTTCTCGACCTTTAACGTTTTCATGCTTTCTCCCGAAGAAAAGGGGCCGAAGCCCCTTAACCCTGTGCGTTGAAGACTTTAGAGCGACCGTTGAAATCACGCTTAATCTGCAGACCAACTGCACTCCAGACCAGAGTGTTGTAGTTGTCGAACGGATTCTGTCGCGGGATCATGAAGGTGCCCACCGGCGCGGCGATGCGCGTCTTGATGTACTGCGAGTTGCGCACGTACGCAATGAAGTGGTTACCGGTAAGCTTAAAGGTCTGGTTGAACGACTCGATGCGACCATAGCGCAGGATGTATTCAAGCACGGTGCCTTCTTTGAAGCCCGCGGCATCGGAATACGGTCGGTTCAGGTTGCGCATGATATCCGGGGATGCCCACACCTTTACCTTCTCCTGAACGTAGTTATCGTCCAGCAGTTTGGCGAACGGACCGGTGAAGAATGCTACTGATTCATCAGGAGTCGAGGTGGTCAGGTCAATATTCAGACCAGATGCACTCAGATCCACCTGGTTGGTGTTGGCGTGGTTGGTGATACCAGCACCGACATAACCCTTCACCTTCACTTTCCCGTCACCAGAAAGCATGTAGTCAGCCATGTCTTCACGGATAGCGGCAACGTGCGCTTCCTGATCGTCAGCCATCGCGTCGAGGTTTTCCGACTGCATGCCGTTCCATTCACGCCATTCACGGCCGTAGCCAGTGTTGAAAATCGGGATTGGGTCGCCAGCTTCGTCGTAGATGACTTTATCCAGCTCTTCCGGAACATGGCCAGTCAGTGAGCGATGAACCTTGCCAGCGTCACTGGAAACGCGGTACAGCGCAGCCGTCTTGCCGATAGAGATCGGCGTACCGAGACCGAGCAGGTCATCAAGCAGGCCGTTGCCTTCGTCGTTGCGGAAGACTCGGGTGGTGATGTTGTCAACTTCACGCCAGTAGTCTTTAGAGATCAGCGCAGCCTGGTTAACTTCCAGCGCACCGCCGTACTGGGCGGAAATGTTGTTCTGGTTAACGTTGAAGGATTCGCGCTGCATCAGCAGCTGATTCCATGCCTTCTTGATCTGGTTATGTTCAGTAACCAGCTTTTTGTTAAATACGATCATGCTCATGCGGTAGCTTTCCCTGATTTGCGAACTTTCACGAGCTGGGCTTCAGCACCAACGGTGATTTTTTCGCGTGAAAAGAAGAGGACCTGGTCGGTGGCTGGAGTGGTCGACTTGGCCAGTGTGCCGTCACCGGCAGAAACCAGACCTTCGTTTTCCAGCAACACTTCGCCAGCCTTTACCAGCATGTGGTAATCGACATCGTCTTCGCACATGATGGCCGCGCCAGTATCCCCGGCCGGCACTGCATCGCGGATATCACTGCCGCCGATATAATTGTGCTGGAGCGCCAGGGCTACCCCTGCACCACCGGCCACATTGTGAACAGCCAGTTTCCCTGTGCTATCCAGCATTACCAGAGATCCTGGCTTCACTGCTGCCGCCATGATTGCTTCAATGACCTGCGGGTCATTCTTGCGGGCTGGGCCCGCGATTACGGTATGGAAACGAGGTGCGAGAGCCATTATTCAGGAGCCTCCATAGAAAGGATTTCACTCTGAGCGCCATTCCCCTGGAATGCCGGGTTCAGACCGGTGCTGGTCTGGCACTGCGAGTACATGTCGTTCAGCGCTTCGCCGGCCAGCGAGTTGATCGCCGCTTCGGTCATGAACGGGAATTTCGCTTTGACCGCTTCACGCTTGGTCTTGAGGTCTTTTTCAGCATTGGCCTGCAGCTGGGTTTTCAGAGTGCTGATCTCGTCGGTCAGCGGCTTAATCGCCAGATTTACTGCTGCGGTAATCGCGTCTGAGTTAATCTGAGTACCCGGCTGGTCGCCTGCTTTCTTCTGTACCTGCTGGTTATAGGCATCCCAGACCTGATCGTCGGTCAGCCCCTCGGTTTTAACGCCTGCGGCATTGAGCGCGGCGATCATCTTCTCTTTCATCGGGTTTGTTTCTCCGTTGGTTTTGACTTCGTACTCAGTGGGTTTGCGCACGACCTCTACTGGATCGCCGACCAGCGTGACTGTGCTGTCGTCGATGAGGTATTTTTGCTGGAAGAGCTTATTGCCCTCTTCGAAAATGAATTTGTCGGGCCATACGGTCACGACATAGCGATAAACATCGCTGCCTGACGGCGCGCGAATGGCTTCCCGCAGCATCTGGTAGATTTCATCGAATGAGGCATCTGAGTTGTGGGTGAGGAAGAACTTCACTTTGTTCAGCAGGCCATCTTTGAGGCTATTTGCCGCATCAACGAGGCTTGCAGTCTCGACTTCGCCTTCCTGACCATCGGCATTCACGAACATGCCGACTCCTTCCTCTGGAGTGCCGGCGCCCGGCTCATCGAGCAGGATAGCGATATGGTCGAACTGCATATTGCGAGCGATCCATGAGTACTTCTTCTGCTTCGACTCGCCTGATTTTCTCTCTTTGTTCGTGAGTAATCCGGTAGACAGGTGGATCGGGTCGGTGTTGGTGCCAGCGATCATCTCATCGAGGCGAGTAATCAGGCGTTTACCGTCAGGCTTTGTCTCGGCGACCGCCTTATTGATATAAACGTCCATGACGACCTGGTCGCCTGACTTACTGACGTTCTGCGCCCAGGCTCCGACGTGATAGCTGTTAATGGCCCGCGGGTCATTGGCGCTGACATATTTGCCATCTACCATCGGGTGCGGGAGAGGCATCAGCTTGCCTTCCATCGTCTGGTAGCTGTTGTTAATCTCCTCCGCCGGGTACAGGCCGCCATTCATCACAATGTCATCGACGATCGGAACCGCACCACGAATGACGTAGTGCTCCTGGCCGTTGATCATTGTCGTTGAGATGTTGGAGGCATTGATGGCGAGGGATTTAACATGAATACTGGTAAGGTTCATGTTTAACCCTTTGGATTATTAAAATGAAAAAATGGTTATTGACCTTAGTGTTTGTAGTCGCCCTCCCAGCCAAGGCGGGCTTCATAACTGGAAATGAGCTTTATGAACTCTACAAAGCCTCAATTCGTGCCGAACAAGCATCGCCGAGCGAAAAGGATTTAATAGATGCAAATGAGTATTTGGGCTACGTAACAGGCGTGTGGGACGCGCTCGAAGGCTTTGCCGTTTGCACTGGTGACAAAATCACAAGAGGGCAAATCGGCGACATGGTCGGTGAATACCTTAAAAGTAACCCCGGCATCCGAGATAAACAGGCTAGTTCCATAATCATGATTTACCTGAACTCTAAATATCCATGCAAAAAATAACTATGCTGCCTTTTTATCCGGGGACCACTGTTTGCGCTCTTTCTCCAGCTTTTCGGAGAGCCCCTGATTGAAAATGCTGCCGTCGTCATTGAGCAGAACCGGAATCTGGCTGCAATAGCAGTTGTACCGGTTGCCGTTCTCGGCGTAGAAGTCTCGCACCTGCTCGGTGGTGTAGACCTTGCCGTGACGGCTGGCGTGCCAGCTGCGCGTCGTCGGTTTGAGCGCAGATAGCCACAGCAGGCCGGTATTCAGCCCAAGCCTGTCGGCAGCCCAGTCCGTTTCGTTCCATTGCGCCTGGCGCAGCGCGCCGACCTGCTCAGTCTGAGCGATGGTCTTGGCCTTCGACATCGACACATCGAGGCGCTTGCTGATGACGCTGGCCGTTTCACGTGGGTTAACTCCACGGGCTACCGCATCGGTGATGATATTGGTCAGGTCACCGCGGGCAGTGTCGCTGATGACCTTCCAGTCACTGAACGTTGTAAGCCTGGCCGCCGCTATCTGGTTCAGATAACCGGGGCTGCTTAAAAGTTGCTGTAGCGTCGTCTGGCTGGCATATACCTGCGACTGCTGCGAGAGATTGTTGAATGCCTCCAGCGTTCCGCGCTGCGCCTCTGCGGCGACGTAATCCATCGCCCAGAGGTTTTGTTCGCCGCCTTCGAGCAGGTAATCGTCGAGAATAACCTGCACCGCTTCGAGCAGGTCGGCCAGCTCCTGCGCTGACATGTCATAGATGAACTTGCCGGCGTTGACCTGGTAGAGCGTTGGCTCTGCACCGTTAACGTGACACAGGAAATGCCAGTTGTGGCTGTTAACCTCTCGCTCTCGCCCGGTCAGTCGCTGGTCGAACAATGCTTTCAGCGCTCGCTTGATGCCGAGATAACGGTCCTCGATATCCCGGAACATCGCGCTGACCTGTTTCGCCGATCGGGTCGGGTCAACCTTGCTGCGCGGAACTATCGGCAGCCCCACCTTTGCCGTCTGCTCCGGTGTCATCGGCCAGTGGATCATCGGTTGTCACCTTGTCATTAGGGTTAGGTGGTTGCTTTGGCTCAGGCAGAGGGTCAAGGCCTACAATCTCGCGAAGTTCGTTGGCCGTGAATGGCGGCTCGCCACCATAGAAGCCCGACGTTTTCTGCACGATATCGGCCAGTTTCGAAGCGTTCTCGATTTTCTCCTTCTCGCCAGGAGCCAGCAGGTCGGTCCATGAAATGGTGACCTCTCCATTTGTCGGCGGATCGATAATGCCCAGGGTCCAGAAGCGTTCCAGCAATGCGGTGATTCGGTCAGTCAGGAATCCATTGCGGCGGGTATTGCGGCGAATGGCCCAGTCTGTTTTATCCTCATCGCTCGCCAGGCGCCCGGTCTGCTGTCCAAACAGGATGGTGAAAGGGATTTGCACTGATGCCGCCAGTTCGTTCGCGGTGACCTCCCACGTCGGCCCCGGGTCGCCGGGTGTCACGCTCAGAACGTGCATCTGCCCGGCCTGCATGACCGCCGCCGCATCGGTGCCGCGGTTAAGCTTGTTGACCTTATCGCCCATCGCTTCGCCGAGGTCAGCATAACCAGCTTTCTTCGCCAGATCGGCAAGCGTGGCCATGTCAGTTTCTTTGCTGAACTCGACCGCGATCTGCCGGCTGGCATTCTTCAGGAAGCCCTCAGCACCACCGCCGGAAATCTTCTCAAGGTCGAGTCCTTTGTTGTATCCGGCCTCAAGCAGGGGGATACCCGACAGAACGTTGTCATCCTCTGAGCCTTCGCAGAACAGGATCACCCTGCTCGGATGCACAGGCTCACCGCGCGTCGGTCCGACGAAAGCCTCGTCTCCAACAGGCTGCTCGTTGAAGTTGAACATCTTCGGCTGGCCGAAGGTCTCGGACTGGCGATCGTTATCCCATTCGGCGACAGTTAACTGCGGCTCCCACACCGGAATAAGTTTTACCAGCGCTGACTCTCCCAGGGATTTCACCAGCTGGATATCTACTGGCTCACTCCATGGCTTGTTATCTTTCACCTGCAGCAGCAGTGCGGAGTAACGCCCCACCATATTACGGCGATCGGCATCCTTCACCTTCGGCCACCATTTCTTCATGAACCTGGTGACGTTCTTTTCCCACGGGTTGGTTTTCTTCGCCTCCTGTGACTCATCACCGTCAACGATTACCGGATAGTCCTGCCAGCATCCATCCAGAAGGCGATGCACCACTGCGAAGCCTGCGGCGTTGCGCCGGTACATGTTGTAGAAGTCATGGAAGGTAATGGTGCGCGGATAACCGAACTCCTGATAGAGCGTCGGGCGCTTGGTATTACCCCCGCCGATACCGATGGCGTTAAGGTAATTCGCTCGCCGCATTTCAGTGGCGAGATTGTTCACAGCCAGTTGAAGGCCGTTATCTTGTTCGCTCACTGGCGATGCTCCTTAGAAGAATACTGTGCCGACCTGCTTGCGGTTGTTTTTCGCCACGGCAAAGTAGCGAAAGCTGTCGGCGCCGTGCGATGTGAAGTCATGAAGGGGCTTGTCTTTCCAGCAGCCGCGCTTGTCGTCCCACTCCTTGCGGTAACCTTCGAGGTGGGAGATGCCAACAGCGCACTTCTCCTCATCGAAAACGCAGGATTTGAGGATTTCACGCACCGACTCGATGCCGGTGTCGATCCCCGCTTTCGGCACAACGCGGAAGTTCATCGAATACATCCGGCCGTCAATCTCGTAGCCCTCGCGCGCCAGCTCTTTGCGAGACTTCGCATCAGCTGCAAACTCGCGGTTCTCGATGTCGTGCGGTCCCCAGTGCTCACCGTACTCATAGCCGCGGTCTTTCAGCACCTTCATGTAGTGCCGAAGCCCTTCGCCAGAGTTTTCGTAGTAGTCGATGACGTGGAACTCTTCGCCGACCTCGCGAACGAACCAGATCGCCGTGGAGTCCCCCACACCAATATCCCAGAACGTGTGAACCGGTAGATGTGAGTTGTCCGGGATTTGGCCGATCCGCTTGTTGGTGTAGAGCCAGCGGAATTGTTTGGCGTAGTACGCGCCCTCGACCGACTGCTGGAACGCCTCGGCCGGAATGGTCGGGTATTCGCGCTTCATGTCGTCGCCGAGCGTCTTTTCTTTGGCGTAATACCACGCCTTTTGACATTCGTTAACGACTATGCCGTGTTTCGCCTCCATCTCAGCGAAGTACTCAAGCAGGCGCGCCGGCAGAGGTTCTACCAGGTCAATTGCGTATTGCGGATTCTTCCACCATGAGAAGAAGAAAAACTTCCAATCCAGCGCAGATAACGGCTTGCCCTGCAGCAGTGCTTTCTCTGCCGTCTGGCAATAATCGAAGAAGTAACCCGCCCGGCCCTCTGCGGTGCTCTCGATCGTAGCAAAGCATCCTGTCGATACCGCCTCAAACGCACCAGTGACGATTTCCCGGGCTTTATCCGGATATTTGGCGCATATCTTCCCGAACTCGGAGACGTGCAGGTAACGCAGCGTACCGCCACGAAATGAGGTGCTGACGTATAGTGATCCGCCCTTCTTAAAGACCAGCTCACCGGCTGAGTCGTTGCTCGCCGGATTGGCCGCCTTTATCTCGGCCGGCAGCTTGTCGTAGGCATATTTCACCTTTTCCCGAAACAGGCGCTTTGCGTCATTCAGCGTGTGGGCAATCAGCGCGCACTTTGCCGACTCGAACAGAGCAGCGTCGAGCTGGATGATGCACACCTCTGTGGTGAAGCCGAGCTGGCGAGCTTTCAGGATGATGTTGCGGGTATGGATCCCCTCGAAGTATTCCCGCTGCTCCGGCGTCATCCTGAAGCGAGTCGGCTTACCTTCTTTGTCGGTTATCCAGTAAAGATTGTTCAGCCGCCAGTCTTTATCAGCTAGCAGCTTGAGATGCTCAGGCTTCATCACGCCCCCTGAGACAAGGAATCCATCAGTTCAGAAATTGATTCAACGACGTGCTCTGTTTTCACTTGCTCGCGAAACGCCTGGACGTCGATATGCTTACCAATCAGCTCCAGGTTCTTCACCTTATCAGGCCACTTAATCTTCTTAAGCAGCGCGGTAGTGTTTCCCTCCGCTGCCATCTCGATGACATCCAGCCCGGAGAGCGTCGTCCTCCAGACCTTCGGCCATTGAGTTACTGGTTTTAGCTCTCCAGTCGAGGTCAGGATGTCGAGCACGTCCATCTGGTCTATCTCAACAAGGCGATTCAGGACGTATGTCGCATTTATACCAACCAGATCATTGCGCTGCTCTTTGAGTTCAGCAATTCTTGACTGTATGTCAGGTTTTGACAGGTTTTCGGATGCGGTGCGGTTAGCTGTCTTTGCGCTGTACCCCGCCCGAATAGCCGCTTGTGTGGCGTTTAAATCGATGAGGTACTCGCGACAAAACATTTCTTGCTTGTCGGTGAGTGCCATGCTTATTCCAAAATGAAAGGTTTATTTATGTCTACAGAATCTCTTCTCAATACCATGCTCGAACATGATCGGTTCCATGACCAAGATGCGATGGTGGCTGGAATAGCCCAGAGGGCTGTAAATAATGGTTACGAAAGCTTAACTCCGCGACAAAAAGCGGTACTAAAGCCGTTTCTTACCCAACCTTGCGATGGCGTAACCGACCCTGGCGGGTATCACAATGACTGCCAGCATATTCTTGAAGGTGATGCTCTTGAAAGCGCCATTCAAAACGACATGTACTACGGCGGATTACTTTGCCCTTCCTGTGTGGATGAGAAGGAGGAGCATCGACGCCAATGGGAAAACATTCAAAGACAGTAGTTTTAATCCCCCAATGATTTCCTGGCCTTCAGGTAATCAAATGTCATACCGAGGAGGAGAATGCGTAGCGCGTCCTCCTCTGAGATTAGAGGGCTAAGCCCACTCGCTCTACGCTGCAACTCGTCAAGTACTTCGCGCGAACGTGCAACCTGCTCTCTCATATCAAGAGTTAACGTGATAGGGCCGATTGTCATGGTCATAATGTGCTTACCTCGGATTCACCATTAGATGGCGCTGGCGTGAACTACACACGCGTCACATCGGCCGGTGCAAAATACAGCCACTCGCCCGTCTCGGTCGCCAGCGGCACAAGCCATTAACCAGCTCAGGCTGACGTCGTGACATCTTGCCCGTTTACTCGCCGCCGTCGTTCGTATTCAGTTTGATGATGTAGATGTCGGACATTGAGAGCCTCTTTATCCGCTTATGGGGAAATTGCCATTACGATGAGACTCCCCATGGTGATGGCAACAAAAAACCGCCATGAGGCGGTTTATGAAATACTCACGACACGCATTCTATTGCTAGAAGGTGCTGAGATTGATTCTTGAGCCATTAGCGCAACGCTCAAATGCCTCATAATAAGTGCGTAAATTTGTGTTCTTCTCATAAAGAATAGTTGCGAATTCTGCAGGTTCGATGAGCCAACGAACACCATGCCCTCCGCCAGTATGAAAAAAGCGGTCAAATGGAATTGTTGCTGGGATATAGTTAGACTGGATTTGATTTGCATGAAGGTGATCGCGACCAATGTACAATGCTGAAATGAGAGCCGCTTGGTCATCAATAGAGTATTGATTTAGAAATGCTTTAGCAGTCGAGGCACTTTGAAATGGAATTAATGAATCTGCTGCTGTGATAAGTTGCTGTATGTGTGTCATTTTATTCCCTTAGAATTAGCACCACCTTTTGATGGTTACTGATGTTAATGGGGATACTGACTCACGATTCAATCCCTTCAATTAATTTAGTTAACCTAATTATTGAGGGATATCATCTTTCGTCTACTTAAGGCACTGCTCTTTGATGTACTCCTGCAGATAGCCTACCTGCTTCGTCACTGTGGCGATTCGCTTTCTGAGGGTGAAATAATTCCGTTCAGCGGAGTCAGTAAGTCGGGGGCTGGAAGCATCGCCCATGCCGCCGGTGCCGGTCGCTCCGCTCGCGGGGCATCTGGCGTTGAGCTGCAACCGACGCTTGCCAGAAGCAACATCACGTTCAAGCTGATCGATAGTGGCTTTAGCATCTGCCAGTTCTTCGGTGTATTTGGCATCCAGTGCAGCAACATCTCGCTGCCGAGTTGTCATGTCGGTGATGGTCTCGTTCGCAAGGTTTAGCTCTTTAACCTTCTCGTCACGTTGCCTTTTGAACTCGGTGGCGTTGTCGTGGTAGTGACTGGCCAGCCAGCCGAGGCTGACTATCAGGCAGATCACAACAGCGCTGATAATGGCTGCTAATCGGCTCATTCATCTATCCCCCAACATGCCAGTGCGCTTTCCTGATCACGACGAGAGACCTGGCCGTAACAATTGTTCGAACGCACGCGGCAATCTTTTCCGCCATCAAAAATCCACCGGCGAATTTCAGCGCAGGCGCCTTTACGGTCACCGGCATTCAGCTTGCGGTAGAAGGTGGAAGGAAAGCATTTACCGGGCCCGATGTTATAGGGGCAGAAACTGGCAATCCCGACCTTTTGAGGGGGCGTCAGATGAACCCGCACATTCTGATCAACCCATGCCAGCGCTTTATTGCGCTCAATAGCATTCACCTGGTCGCATTTGACCTGGGTTAATTTCATCCCCTGCGTTACAGGGTTGCCATCTACCCGGGTAGCACCACGACATATCGTCCAGATGCCGGAGCCATCGCGGTATGACGTGAGGCTATTGCCCTCTTTCTCATTCAGGAACTGATCCATGAGAACGGGAGCTGATGCGCCAGCAGCAATAAGCGCCAGCATGGCCGCACTGAGTTTCGTTTTCAGGTTAGCCATCGCTATTCATCCTGCGGTGGCGGGCCACCATAACCACGATCGAGGGACTGCTGATACATCTTCGTCCAGCGGCGCTTAAAGTAGAGATTGGTCAGGTAAGTCGCTACACCGATTATCACGCCGCTGGCCAGAGCAATAAAATTCCAGTCAAGTCCATGAAACCAGTCATAGGTCCTTGCCAGCCCGGTGCATATCAGGCCGCCTGACGAGCAGTACGAGGCCGCCGAAAAGATTTTGTCAGGCATTTTCATAGTCTCCACCTCCGATAATGTTCGGGGTGCTATCTGTAGTCAGTAAAAGGTTCAGGGCCGTCGGGCTGATTTACCAACAAAGCGTCGAGGGTGATTCCCGCGACCCTGAAATAAAAAAAGGCCACGCTAAAGCGCAGCCCTTAAATGTCTTATGGTTTGTAGCAATGCCTTAATCAGGCGAAAAAAAGCCCGCTCAGAGGAACGGGCAGAAAGTAGGCATTCTAGGTAGTAACAAACGAAAGCGCACCTAATAGTCCGAGCTACCGATTTACCAGGAGAGCGCTCACTTTTTTCGTTACTGCCTTTTAAACATAGATGGAGGAGTCGAAACAGCAACCCCACTACCAAATGTCTTAGTAGTACTGCGTGGTGCCGGGTGCCTCCCGGTGAGCATGTCCCAGCCGACATGGCCCGCGCTGCATTTACAGATCACTGTAAGTGACTGGTCGCCCCACCGCACAGGGGGATTCACCACACGAATAGATTAACAAGATGTTAATTTTCTGGTCAATAAGATGTAAGCAAATGATGACATGCAGTTTTCTTATTGCTGATTAACTTCAGTCTGGTTCAGAGCTCTTACCGGCGGGTGTCGACGTGTCGTGCAGCACGTCTCTACCCAAGAGCCCTGACCAGATCGCAGGCATAGAAAAGCCCAAGGCGTTAACCTCGGGCTTGAATTCTTTGTGTGTCGACAATCGAAGCTATGGCGACGATATCAGATTTACATGAAATATATGCCTTTCAGTTCGGTTTTGCAAGACTTACATCTAAATTTGTCGCCTTTTGTTGTGAACGTGATCGCGTTACCGATATGAGAGCATTGCTGTCAAGCTTCAAAAAACTGCTGCGCAGCGCCAGCCAATGAGGAAGGTAGGTTTCTGTCCACGTGGACTTTGCTACACCAACCAGTTCCGCCAGCGCCTGGTATTCATAAGTCTCCCGGCCTGCCAGTTCTGCTTTGACATCCTGCGCCGCCAGCCAGATAAGTTGACGCAGGCGATCGACTGTTTTCTTTGCAATGCGCACACCGGCCAGTTTTTCGTTGAATTGCTCCCATGCCCACCGGGTGATCGTCTCCTGGTGCTCCCAGCGGATGTTCTCGCTGTAGTTCCACAGCAACCAGGCTTTCTGATGCTCTTCCAGCGACAGCAGAGCCCGGCGCCAGCTTGCCGTAGAATACTCAACGGGCAGAACGAGAGCGATTGAGGAACCCTTAGCGCGGGACTGGCTGCCGCTCATCGGCGGTCCATCCGGGTTAACCATTTTTTGCTTCACCTCGCTATACACCTTCTTCCGGCCACGGCTGCGCGCCGTAGCGGTAAATTGCGCGTTCTCTGCAAAAGCTACCAGTTGCCCTTTCGTCGCACCACTCAGATCGGCGGTGGCCACTATCAGCTGCTGGCGAACAAATTCCAAGTATTGAGCTGTCATGCTGCTTCTCCCAGGCGCTTATAGATACGGACGAAATTGCGTAATATTTTGTAGTCGACCAGCACGGTGCCGCGGCTACGCAGGAGGCGGAGCTTTTGCCAACGGTCGCGGATGCGTTCGATAACGTCACGGCTCATGCAGCCTCCCGCTGTTTCAGTGCTTTGAGCTTGGCGCGGTACTCATCGCGGATACGAATAAAGTCTTCCCGGCGGTAGTTGGTCATTTCGTGAGGTCCGTTAAGCCAGTCGACATACTCCTGTCCATAACGAGCGACCAGGCCAGCTTCGTATTGCTGAGCAACCGTCGACTCTTTGGCGGTGTACTTACCGGCCCCGGCATTGCACGATTTGCACTGCTTATGAGCGTTGCGCTCTTCAAAACGCAACTCAGGGTAAGCGCCAACCGTTTTGAAGTGGCCGCAGTCCCACTGGCCGCCATGCAGATCAGGCGGGTTGGTCTCGCCGCAACTGATGCATGGCAAACCAGCATCACGAGCGCGGATGTAGGCGTTGAATGCCTTCTGAGCCTGGGCTTTGTAGTAACCGTTAGGTCTGAGTTCAGCCAATCTTGCTTTACGGCGCTGACGCCCCTCTTTCTCGGATTCACGCTGGCGCTTCACCGCCCTGGCCTTCGCCGCTTCCCGGGCTTTTGCTGTCTGTTTTTTGCCGATCGCGCTGGCGCATTCAAAACTGCATACCACCTGCCCTTCCCGGGCAGGATGGAACCATTCGCGGCAGTGGGCGCATTTACGACGTGCTGGTTTACGCATGTGGCCTCCGTGCTCTCAGGCGTAGCCACTTCTTATCGACCAGGCGGGCGGTGTAGTCTTTCAGGGTCGGTATGTCGGAAGGCTTAACTTCGACCTTGCGCTTGCGGCGCGCCGGCACGCGGAAGATGCCGCGTTCCATTACTTTGGCGAGAAGGCTGCTCATCAGGCCTCCTGCTTTTGCTGCAGTTGCTGATATTCGCAACCGTGTGGAATGGTGAGAGCCAGACCAAACTGAGCGCACCAGGCCTCTACTTTGGTCAGGAAGATGTGCATTTCGCCGGTATCAAGATCGGAGGTATGCCGGGGTTCCCAGGTTGTGGTTTTCTCACCGGTGATGAAGTCGGTGTATGTCACCTCTTCGCAGCCGAGGTAGGTCTTTTTTAGGTTCCGCTTAACCCACTCGGGAGTTGCGTCGGTACGTCCTGAGTTAATCAGGTATTCGCTGATTTCCGCGTACCACATGTGACTGAGTGCGTTCTGGCTCAGGCTGCGTTTTTCACGCCACTCTTTGACCTGCAGGCGCAGACATTTCCCGTCAGAGAGCTGCTCCTGAAGAATCTTGCCTATAGCGCTGAAGTTGCCGCTGTGCAGTTTGATGCCGCATTGAGGGATGTTCACGCTTCACCTCCGCAGAGGCTAAACGCTGAATGCAGAAAATCGCCGGTGGCTTTCGCCATCGGTGACTGGGATTGCTGTAAGGTTTTGTGCGCCATGTGTCCCCACTTGGCGCCGGTCATTAGTGTCAGTTGCTCAGGCTGACGAGGTAATTATGGATGGCTGATGCTTATAAATCAATGGACAACTAATGGGTAAATTCCTTGGGAACAGGAGATATACCAGATAGAGAAATTAAATCAGGCAACTCATTGCCATGTAAAGTTCGCCCAACACCAACCGCGTAGACTTTGCCATCTACTGGAATCAAATGAACATCATATGAACGGTTGAATTGTGCGTTTGGCGGCCGATGATTACTGCCTACTGATGATTCAAAAATAGTCAACCTGCTTTTTAATTCTGTATCTTCATGGATTTCTCCATCACGCCCGTACCCTACTAGCAAATATTGAATTTTATTCATTTCACCCTCGATTAATCGGCTATTTCTTAGAGTTCTGCTCGGCCATTTCAATATAGCGCGGATCGGATGCCTTGGGGAGTTGGATGCTCTGCTCGCGATAGTAGCGAACGCGCTCCATGAAATACTCGCGTAAATGTTCGGGCTGCTCTCTGGCCACCACTTCGGCGACTACTGGCATGTTCAGGCGCTCTTTGTAGGATACGCCGGAGGCTGCGAGGTCAACGTTGACCTTATCGCGCTCTTCCTGGCTTTTGGCTGCAATGTTGTATTTTGACATTAATCTGCGGTCCTCCCACGCCAGCGCTTATTGCTATCAGGTATACGGGCTGTATCCACGGACTCCACAACCCCTTCACCAAACCGAATTGCATTGGCTATATCCAGTGATTCTTTGGCGCTTTTTGCGGCAGAATTAAAACCCCTTCTACCTTTAGACTTGAACTTACTGATACGCAATTGAGCCGCCAAATGAGCTTTTGCCTCTGTTCGGTTAGTTGGCTTTATTTTTACCAGTTCAACATCTAATTGATACTGCTGTTTGGAAGATAGTTTCTTCTTTTTCATTTGATGTCACTCTTGAGAGAGTTTTTGTCATCATAAACGAAAAGGCCCAAAAGGGCCTTGATTAAAGTCTATGTAAAGCGTTGTGTCCTACGCGAGCTTTATGCATCACCAACACCCCATAGCTCCTAAGCCTATGAATGCGATAGTGAGATATATTTTCCAACGTTCTGCCATCACTCAGCCTCCACCTTGATGCCAGCGGCTGCGCACGCATCTGAAAACACCGCAACACATGACTTAACCGTATCCTTGTGAAATTGGTAAAAAGCTTTGGCTGCCCACGGAGCAAAGGCGCTTGGCTCAGGTGTAAATGGCAACTTAAAGGTGACAGTGCGAGATTCCAGATCAGCGATGCGCTGACGGTAATCAGCCACCATTCGACGCACTCCTTCAAGCGGCGTGATATCACCGCCGTCTGGTGGGTCCATATACTCAACTCCGGGAGGCAGGAGCTTGCAAAGTTCTTCGTCTACCTGCTGCGCCTTTTCCAGCGCCTCTACCAGCGCGCGAATGTTGGCAGGATTAGCCAGGGCGATGAATTCGGCATTACGCTGCGCCGTCTCATCCCATGCCACATGCCCCTCGCCGTCGTATTCCTCACTGATGCAGGCAGCGTCACTGTTGAGCGAATCAAAGAGGGTTTGCCCGTCAGAGCCATAAATTGCGTATGAGGTGAATCCCTCCACGCAGTCATCGCCAGACCCGTAGCATCCTTCGTTTTTAACTTCGTCGGCCCACCATTCGCCATTACTCGCTTTCTCTGCTGCCGCTTTCAGGCTCTGCGCCAGTTTGGTGATATCAGTTGTCATGCCAACCCCCAGCAAATTTGAGTTTTGTACGAACTTTTCATGCGCTTCACCACGCCGATGGTTTCGAGCTTCTTAAGGCGACGCAGCGCATAGGCCGTATTAGTGCTTTTGTGCTTCCTGCGTAGCCAGTAGGCCACGACGTAAGTCATGCACTGACCGTGTTCGGAAATAACCTGGATGATTTCTTCATCGGTAGGCTTGCTCATTTGTCGGCCCCCTCGCGCAGCTGCTGGGAAAACTCACGGAGTTTGAACCCGATTACTCTGGTACTTGCCACAGTATCGACCCGGTCGAGCTCTACCGCGGCTTCATCAATGGCATCAGCCTTAATCCCGGCTACGATGCGATCGGTGTCGGGGATATCTTTCAGCGCATAACAAACGTCGTCAGTGCTGCACGGATCATCCTTTCCGCAAACCTCGCAGAAGTGAACCGAATGACTATGGTCTGTAATGGCGTTCTTCAGCGCCACATTCTCCGCAGCCAGCTGCTGGTACGCTTTAGCCAGCTTCAGGAACTTCTGCTCTCTGATCGACAGCTCGCCTGCGCTCTCCAGGGAAGCGATGAGCTCGTTTACTGTTGAGATGTTCATTTTCTTACCCCCGCCAGGCACTGGTTAAAAAGGGTGGTCATTGGGTTTACTCCGCCAGGACGCTGGCGATACTGAACAGACGGATCGCTTTCGGTTACGGCTGTCGTGTCGATCAGGGTGTAGCGGTAGCTCCTGCACTCACCCTCACGCTTAACCTGGCCGTCACGGTGCATCTGCCACAGGGAGGAATTGACCACTGAAGAGTCAAGCCCGGTACCGCGGCGGATATCCTGAAAGCTGCAGCCAGGATGCTGGCCGATGAAGTTAATAACGGCTTGTTTGCCAGAGTTCTTTTTCATCAGAATCCACCCCGCTTAGTTGGTTTTTCCTCTTTCTCGCGCCGGCGCTGACTGGCAGCTTCCTGATCGCAGTCATAAATCGCCCCGTGACGTTGCTCGCAATAGACAACACCAGTCTCACCATGCCTGTTAAGGCGCAGGAGGAGCTCCGTGTCACTCTGGTTTGCGTTCTCGTCGTAGGCGCCCTCCCGGTATATGGCCAGCCAGTAATCGCAGTCCTGTTCAATCTGCCCGGTGTCGCGGGAGTCGCTCGGCAAGGGGCGCTTATTGGTTCGCTTCTCAAGCTCACGGTTAAGCTGAGTCAGGAGAACCACGACGCAATCCAGCTCCTTCGCCAGCGTCTTGAGGCCTTTGGTGATCAGCCCGTAAGCCAGGTCATTTCTCTCTGCCTTATCGGCAGTCATCAGCGTCAGGTAGTCAACGAGGATCATTCCGACCTTGCCGCGTTCGCGCTTGATGCGACGTGACTCAGCCATAACATGCGCCAGTGAAATGCCCGGGGTGTCATCAATCAGGAGGTTATTGGTGTCAATCAGCGCTCCCATAACGCCGGTAGCTTTCTTCAGATCGCCGTTCCAGTCGCCGCGATATCCGTAGTCTTCCTTCGTCATATCCGGGTAAAACAGGTTTGGCGAGATCCGCCCCTTCTGCGCAGTGATTTTCTCCACCATCTGCCCTTCCGGCATTTCCAGAGAAAACATAAGGGCCGGCTCGTTCTCGACCGTCGCGCAGTTAACACCCATCTGGGTGTAGAGCGTGGTTTTACCCATCTTCGGGCGTGCGCCGATAACAAACAGGCTGCCGCGCACAATGCGCTTCACACCGAGCAACTCATCCAGAGAGCGGATCCCGGTAGACAACCCACGGGAACGACCATCCGGCTTGAGCCTTTCGTCGAACTCCGCCGACCAGTCAGTAACAGCGTCATAGAACGTGCGAAGCCCTGTATGTCGACCTGTTTTTACGTGCTCGGTTATCTCAGTGAATAACCCCTGAATAGCGTCAAATTTCTGCTCTGCCGTCATGCCGTTGCGGGCATAAAGCAACTCGATCGCCTTCGTTGTTTTCTCGATGCCGTAGCGCTCCATAGCGGTCTCACGAACACGCATTGCATAGGCCACGATGTTCGCCGCGCTTGGCGTGTTCTTGGACATTTCAGCCAGGTATGCAAAGCCCCCAACGGTCTCTGTCAGCCCCTTGCTTTCCAGAGCATCAAACAGGGTCAGCAGATCAACCGGCTTATGGTCCCGGTACATCTGGCGCATTTCAGCGAAAATGACCTGGTGCTGACGCGAGTAGAACGATTCAGGCTTGAGGATAGACAGAACCTTCTGAGTGCGTTCACTGCTGTCGTCATCCAGCAGAAGTCCGCCAAGTACGCTCTGCTCTGCTTCAATGCTGTGCGGAGGTGTCATGAAATCAGAGGTCATCACAGGCCCCCTCGCGCGTTTTGGCGTAAACATCGACGTTCAGGAAGTATTCCAGCGACTTCCGGCGCCAGGTTTTCCCGGTGCGCTGATCAGGGCGATTCTCAAGCATCCAGCGGCAGTTACTGGCGATGTAGCTCAGGTAAGACTCCCAGTCAGCCAGGGTAAAGCTGTGGCCATCAAGCTGACGGGTAATTTTGTTGGCTTTCTGCCAGAACGAGCGGATCAGGTTGCGGCGCTTATCAGTGAGGACCCTGATGCCCTGCGCTTCCGGTAGCACCTGGTGATAAACATCGACAACCTGCTCACAGCTGAGAGACTGTTTTTTAGGTTCGGATTTTGGTGACGCTGATGCACTCTCTTCTACGTCAGTAGAAGAGATATTATTTAATATATTGTTTGTGGCACTTTGTTGGCATTCTGTTGGCACAACCTCGCCGGTACGCAGCGTGGTTACTGGGTTTGCGTTGGCACTTTGTTGGCATTCTGTTGGCACAAAAAATTGCTGATAATCGTCATATTTGGTGACGGTTAAGAGTGTAAATTTCTTGTTTGCCAGGGTGGTGATCATGCCCATTTTCGCGAACTTGTTCAGCAGGTACTTAACCCTGTCAGGTGCTATTCCCGTGTCTTTCGACAGGGTATGTCGCCCGGTGATCACCTGACCGCGGGAAACCGGATACTCACCAAACTCTGTTGTTACCATCCCGTCAGCTGAATTGACCTCCATGATGAGATGGATCCACAGATGGACGGCTTCACTGTCGGTCTTGTAGAACGGCAGCTCTCTTACTTTACGGTGCAGGAATACCAACCCCTGCCCTGATGGCTGAGGTTTCTCCATGGGCTTCTGAGACCCTCTAAAATCGGATATGCGGAGAACGTTACTCACGGCCTTCCTCCTTCCGTTTCAGCTCTTCCAGGATGGCGCGCATCTTTTCGGCCACCACTGGATTTACCGAGCGAACAAAACGGTCACGAGTAACATTTTTGTGTGTTTGCGCCTGGTAAAATCTGTTGCTCTTAGGCATAATTACTCCTGTGAATTGATCCAGTTAATTCGCGTAGAAAGCCGTTAGTGTTCGCGCACTGCGGCTTTCGCCTTTCTGTTCCCACTCATGCTTCAAAATCACCTTTCTCTCCCGGCCTGTTAGAAATCAGGATGGCCAGAAGTAGCGACATGTTCGGCAGCAGACTTTCCCGCCAGCGACTCACCGTCGACTTATTCACTCCGGCCACTTTGGCGATATTTGTGGTTCCCAGTTCAGCTATCTGGCTGTGTAACCAGCTTTCTATCCTGCGAGCCTCCACTTTGTTGCGTGTCGTTGAACTCTCCATTTGTGATACTTCCTCTGGTGTTGTTTGGTATGGCCGCCAGTCAGGCGGCTTTAGGCTTGCTAACTTCCCGGATCTGCGCAGCAGTAAACTGGCCGCCAGAAGCGAGAGCGATTTTTTCTGCGTAATTGGTCTCGTCGGTGTAGTCCGTTCTCGGCAGGCTTCCGTTGGCAATCCACTTGTAAATTGCGCGCGGAGAGCAACCACAGGCTTTAGCTACAACAGGAACGCGAATCTTTTTGATGATTTCGCCAAGACTGTTAGGTGCCATGTTTAACCCTCAATAATGAACTGTAAGTACATATTAAGTCGGAACTGATAGTTCACGCAAGTGATATTATGATTGAACACATGGTTCACGAAGAAAGAGCGCGAAAAGAATTTTCTCTGAGGCTAGCGCTGGCCTGCGATAAAGCTGGATTGATGCCACACGGTCGCCAGGCTGAGATCGCCAAGAGAATGAAGTTGACACCGAAGGCCGTGAGCAAATGGTTTAACGGGGAGTCGATACCAAGGCGGGGAACGCTCCAGGCGTTAGCGTCTCATATAGGCACGTCTGCATCGTACCTGCTTGGCGATGTTGACGAGGATGGTATTGAACCAGGATCGGCATCCAATCGAAAAGACGTCTTTAGAATTGACCTCTTGGATATCGCCGTCAGCGCCGGTCCAGGGGTGATAAATCAGGAATTCGTTGAGATTCTCCGCTCCGTTGAATATGCGCCAGCTGAGGCTAACCATATGTTTGATGGGCGCAAAGCTGAGAACATCAGGATTATCAACGTCCGCGGAGACAGTATGTCAGGTACGATTGAGCCAGGAGATCTGTTGTTCGTCGATGTCAGCGTAAGGAAGTTTGACGGCGATGGAATATACGCCTTTTTGTACGATGACACTGCTCACGTTAAACGCTTGCAGAAGATGAAGGACAAGCTGCTGGTTATATCGGATAACAAGAGCTATGCCCCTTGGGAACCGATCGAGAAAGACGAGATGAACCGGGTGTTCGTGTTCGGCAAGGTGATCGGCAGCATGCCGCAGACGTACAGGAAGCATGGGTAAAGCCTTAGCACGCAGAGGAAGCATGTCTGATCTGATTATCCCAATACTCATTACTTTGCTAATTGTCGGACTGGTTGGGATAGTGCTCAGGTTGGAGAAGATTTTCTTTAAGCGAAGGGATGATCGTGATGACTTTGAGTGAGCCAGACCGGTAGTTCGATGTGTTTTTGGTAATGCCGCAGACGTACAGGAAGCATGGGTAGCTAGGCCGGAGGAATTATGCAAGTTAACCTAGAAAGAATATCATTTATAACACCTTTTTCTGATAGTGAGGACCAGACACAGCCAAAGCTTAGTTTTGAGTGCGTGAACTTCCCCGCTCAGTTTTCGATAAATTTCCGGGTGGGAATGGTAGGTTTGAAGCCAAATACTCGCTATCAACTCGGACTGTTTGTTATACCAGCTCATTTATTTATTAAAGAGGGGCAGGAATTTCAACTTCCTGACGGCACTCAGGAATCTGTTTCTGTTAACATTGATACTAAAGACAGCAACATGGCGACGGGTGCCAGTGGACAGGTTGTCATTACTCTAAACGAAATGCGCCTCCCTGGTAAGGGGCTGTATAGTGTGACTGGCGTCTTACACGCCAACGATTCGATAAAAACCGTGCTTCATAAAAACGAGTCATTTTTCACTGTTGATAAATTATGAGTGACGATAAAGAATCAAAAAATCAAGAGAATCAGAGCGCGAGACCAAATAGCCTAAGGAGGCTGAAAGTTATCGGTGGCTCAGATTTCGATGCTGAATTTGATAATTCCTCTGAGAAGGTGCAAGATCACTTCATAACGTCGCATACTTCGGAGCGAGAAGTGGATAGGATTAGCAGAGAAGAACTTGAAGCAAGGCTGTCCGCCAATAAAGCGGAAATGGAATCAATAGCCTCTTCAATTCGAGTAGACATGGCCTTAGCCAGAGAAAATACCAATGTCCAGTTCGCAAATCTCTCCTCCGCAATTAATTCTATCTCTTCAAAAATTGACGGGAAGATGGATAGTGTAGATGGAGAAATGAAAGCAATAACTGGTAAGTTTGATGGCATCCAGGGTCAGATAACTGGCCTGAACACAGCCATTAGCGGAATCCAGTCAGGCATATCTACGCGACTTGCAATTTTTAGCGTAATTATCGCTGTGATTGTCGCCTTGCCTGGGATTATCTCCTCATTTAAGGACTCTCCAGCTAAGTCTGATGATAATCCTTCACCCTTGATTATTCAGATGCCAGCGCAGCAACAAAATCAACAACCCGCCCCCCAAAACCAACAGAAAGCCTCGCCAAATCAGCATAAGTAGCCCGGCCACCGCGCCGGGTTTTTATTGCCCTACCATTCCCTCGGCAGCATCAGCACGGCTAGCACCAACTTAATTACTATGCGCCCACCAAACTAAACATAACGCAAAAATAAATATACTTTAAGTTCATTAACTTACCTGAATATGAACTATCCACAAATCAAAAATGTACTTTTGGTACTTTACAATGATGAACCATTAGTACATTATCATCTCATCCAAACAACAACGTTGGCGCCGGTAATAGGTAACAACGCTCCGTTAGCCGCGATAAGGCAAAGGTGAAGAGATGATCCGCGAAGAAGATAAAACTGAGTGGTTTAAGTTTCTGGCACACGCATTCGCCATCGTCGTATGCGTACTGATAGCAAGCGCGTTCTGCCTGATGCCTGGTGGTTCAGCATGAGCAGAAACGGCATTCGTTCACTGATTTACTGCCTGCTGATCTGCGGCGTTATCTGGACAGCGTTGATTATCAAAATTCTGCACGTTACGGGGGTGTTCAATGGCTAACTCAATTCCTAACAACGGACGCGCCGTGATGATGCGCAATCTACGCACCGGCGCCGCCTGGTTGGTCAGCTTCGACTATCGCGACGGCAGCTACTGGCATGAGCCGCAGGGAAATCTGCGCCACATCCGCCGGCCATACGCTTCACGCAGCATTGAGCCGAACCTGGTTCCAGCCGGTACGCATTAACCGCGCATATCAGCGCACGAATTTAACTGAGCTATCAGGCAGCCATTACGGTGCCGGGGATTCTACAACCAAATTTCAGGAGCGAGCTATGAACGCATACCGCGCATATGACGTGATCGAAGAGCGTAAGTGGGCTGAACAAACGCTGTCCGAAGAGAAGGAAAAGTGGATTGAAGATCGGGCAAAAGAGGTCTTTGCCAGCCTTCCAGAGGATCCCTACGCGGCACTACGCCAGTCTCTATCGTCCAAGGCGTTTCCATATGAAGGCCTCCGCAGCGATAAGGCTGGCGAGGTATACAACGACTTGCGCACAGCAATAGCTTACGCCCAGGCGGAATACGACTGGGATCACCGCACCGGCTGCCCGTTTTAACTTTGAGGGGAATTCTATGAGCACAGCACTTTCTACAATGGCCGGGAAGCTTGCCTCCCGCCTCGGCATGGATGCCGGAACTGACCTGATGAACACTCTGAAAAATACAGCATTTAAGGGTGGGAATGTCACTGATGAGCAGTTCACGGCACTGCTGATCGTCGCCAACCAGTACGGACTAAATCCGTGGACGAAAGAGATTTATGCATTCCCGGATAAAGGCGGAATTGTTCCAGTGGTCGGCGTTGACGGCTGGGCTCGAATTATCAACGAACATCCTCAGTTTGATGGAATGGAGTTTGCCTACGACAAGGAAGAAGGCGCGTGTACCTGCAAGATATACCGGAAAGACCGCACACACCCGACCATCGTTACTGAGTACATGGGAGAGTGTAAACGCAACACTCAGCCATGGCAGTCCCACCCTACCCGTATGCTTCGACACAAGACGCTGATCCAGTGTGCGCGTCTCGCATTTGGGTTTGCTGGCATCTTTGATCAGGACGAAGCCGAACGTGTCATTGAAGGGAGTGCGACAGAGGTTCATGTAGGGCATGAATCGGATGATCGCCGCCCGGAACTGATCGCAAAAGGCGAGTCTGCCGCACGCCTTGGAACTGTTAAGTATCAGGAATTCTGGGTGGCGTTAAGCGCAGAAGAGAAACAAGTTATCGGCGCGGTTGAGAAGCGTCGCATGTATGACATGAGTCTTGCAGTAGACAACGCAGAACCTGTCGATGCCGCAGCGCCGGAGGATAAATGATGGAACAACGCACCCCAGAATGGTTTGCCGCTCGCTGCGGAAAAGTTACAGCCAGCCGCCTTGCTGACGTCATGGCCAGAACCAAGTCTGGCTATGCAGCAAGCCGACAGAATTACATGGCCGAGCTGATTTGCCAGCGACTCACCGGGAAGCTTGAAGAAGGTTTCTCCAACGCCGCAATGATACGCGGAACAGAACTCGAGCCGGTAGCACGCGAGATGTATGCGCTGAATGAGTTCGATGCCGAAATCACTGAGGTGGGGCTTATCGATCACCCAACTATACCAGGATTCGCAGCAAGCCCTGATGGGCTTGTTAATGGTGATGGGCTTATCGAAATTAAGTGCCCCAACACCTGGACTCATCTTGAGACATTAAAAACTAGCGAGCCAAAACGCCAGTACCTGCTGCAGATGCACGCTCAGATGATGTGCACAGGGCGTAAATGGTGTGATTTCGTTAGTTTCGACGATCGTCTACCGCCAGACCTCGCCTATTTCAAAAAGCGCATTCACTTCGACGAAGCACTGGCAAATGAGATTGAGTCCGAAGTGAAAAAGTTCCTGGAAGAGCTGGAGAAAGAAATTTCCAGCATAAAAAACCACGACCATGCCGCATGAGAAAGGCAGGCACGAAAAGAGGTGCGCAATGACTGATTATGGCGGATCGAAAACTCCAAAAAATGAACGTGACTACTGGCAAACGCCGATTGAAATTTTCAACGCGCTCGACCGCGAGTTTGGCTTCTGGCTGGATGCTGCAGCCTCTGAGAGTAATGCGCTATGCGCTCACTACCTCACTGAGCTGGATGACTCGCTGAACAGCGAATGGACGTCGTACGGCGCGATATGGTGTAACCCGCCCTATTCCGATATTGGGCCGTGGGTAGAAAAGGCTGCTGAGCAATCCAGGGCGCAGTCTCAGGCTGTAGTGATGTTGTTACCGGCTGACATTTCTACCGGCTGGTTTATTTCAGCCATGCAATCAGCTGATGAACTCAGACTCATAACCGGCGGCCGTGTTCAGTTTGTTCCGGCATCCGTTACAGGAAAGCGAAAGAGCAACCCCAAAGGCTCGCTCCTGTTTATCTGGCGCCCGTACATCACCCCGCGACACATCATCACGTCTGTATCGCTGGCTGAGTTAAAGCGGATCGGGAATCTGGAGGCAGCATGACGCCAGAAGAAAAAGAAAACGCTCTCCGCGCCCAGGCTCGTCGCTGCGCAGAAGAGATAACCAAAGCGATGAGCGTAAAGCCTAAACCTAAGTGGAACGCTGTATGCCCCCCCCCATCCTTCGCAAGCACTACGAGAAGGTAAAGCCGATGGGTGTCAGTCTGGTGAAATTTGTCAGTGTTATTGGCCGCATGAATGGTCGGTATGGAGTGGAATCATGAAAGAGCGCGGAATGATTTTTAACGGGGAAATGACGCGAGCAATTCTCGACGGTCGGAAGACGCAGACCCGGCGGATTATGAAAGCCCAGCCGTCAGAAGACTTCACGCCGATGAATATGGCACTTGAAGCAGATTATAAAGCGCGCTGGTACACGCCTGGCATTGTCGATAAGGACGGTTGTTTGCAGCCGGCGGGGAAAGAGGTGTTTGGTGTTGCCAATGAAAACGAAGGTTATTCCTGCCCGTTCGGCGCTGTCGGCGACCGCATCTGGGTGCGTGAGGCTTATCGTTTCCCGGCATCATTAGACGATGTTAGCCCAACTGGTGTTGGTGAAATGGCTGTGGCAACAGGATACAGAAAACCATGGGCGCCGACCTTCTACGAGTTTACAGGCACTTTCAGTGATGGATGGAAAGGATTCGAAACCCCTCCAAAAGTTTCTGACGCCGGAAAGCTTCGCCCATCAATCCACATGCCTCGCTGGGCCAGTCGCATTCTGCTGGAAATCACCGACGTGCGGGTTGAACGGTTGAAGAGTATTAGTGATCGCGATGCGCTACGCGAAGGGTGCAGTGCCGCCGACATGAAGAGTGGCGACTGTGTAGCTGATGTGTTCGCGCGCCTGTGGGCTTCAATCTACGGTGCTGAAAGTTGGAATGCCAACCCCTGGGTTTGGGTTATCGAGTTCAAGCGCGTTGAAGGCGGTGCAGCATGAACAGAGCCTCTCCCGTTGATTTAAGGAAATGCCTTGAGGCCGCACATGGCCTAGCTCATATCGGCATCCGTTTTGTGCCGATCCCGGTAGCGACAGAGGAAGAGTTCCAGGCACTGTCTGCCGAGCTTTCACGAAAGCTTGAGCAGATGGCGGTTGAAGCGGAAAAAAGCGAAGGAGGTGCAGCATGAGCGCAGAACTCATCGATCAGGCCAACGAACTGGCAGAGCGCCGGCTGGAAATGACCATCCAGAACATGCGCATCAACCATAACGCAGTTTCAGCTACTCACTGCCGAGACTGCGGGGAAGAGATACCCGAGCGGCGCCGGGAACTGGTGGCGGGCTGCCAGCGCTGCGCTGACTGTCAGGAAGAAGAGGAATTACGCGGTAAGCATCGGAGGCCGTGATGTTCAAGTTAATTCAGAGAGGCCAGGTCTTTGCTGATTGCCACGGATGGCCGGTAATTGTCGCCGGCAGTGACGCTAAGGTGGTTCGCTACTGGCGCCAGGGACGGATCAACACAGCAAGCATAGACCGCTTTAATAATGATTTCGAACCGCTCTCTCACGAAGAGGCCCAGCAGATAAAGGCAGATCTTGAGCAGAGCGAACACATTAAGAAACTGCGCTCACAGCGGGCGGCGTAACCGGGAGGAAATATGGCGTCTGATAGACCGATTACAGCACAGCAGGCCGCCGATTTGCTCATCGTGTCGGCGCGAGTGATCTACCGCCTGATTGATTCTGGAGAACTCGCCGGCCGCAAGGTCGGCAACAAGTACAGAACGACCGAGGCTGCGTGTATTGCATATTTGAAAACCCCGCGCGATCCTGTCATTGCGAACGCGGGTGAACATAAAGGAGAAGTTTTATGTCAATCACCCTCAGGGGCGGCGTGTGGCACTGTCATTTCTTTACGCCGTCAGGAAAAAGAGTTAGGCGATCTCTTGGCACGGGGGACAAAAAGCAGGCTCAGGAGCTCCACGACAAGCTGAAGGCGGAAGCGTGGCGGGTTGACCAGATCGGCGACCTGCCCGTCAGAACCTTTGAAGAGTGCTGCATCCGGTGGCTGCGGGAAAAGGACCATAAGCGATCGCTGGATGATGACAAAACCAAAATTGAGTTTTGGCTGCAGCATTTTTCCGGCCGTGATGTCTCGAAGATAACGGCGGAGGAAGTTCATGAAGCCGTTAACGGGATGATCAACCGTAAACACCTGCAGGTGTGGGAGAGTAAGCGTGATGCCGCGCTGAGGAAGGGTAAGCCGGTTCCGGAGTACAAACCACGGCAGGTTTCGCAGGCGACGAAGGCGCAACACCTTTCCTTCATTCGATCCCTTCTCAGGGCCGCGGCGAATGACTGGGGCTGGATAAAAACAGCTCCTGTTATCAAAACCCGCAAGCCGATCAGTAAGCGGATACGGTGGCTGACCAGAGAAGAAGCTGAGAGGTTGATCGAGTGCATGCCGGAGAGCATTAAGCCAGTGGTGATATTTGCACTGGCAACCGGCCTGCGCCGCTCAAACATCATCGGGCTTGAGTGGCAGCAGGTCGATATGCAGAGAAAGGTTGCATGGGTAAATCCGGAGAACGCAAAAGCGGGCAAGGCGATTGGCGTAGCTCTGAATGATACCGCATGCAGGGTGTTAAGGGATCAGATAGGGAAGCATTCCCGGTGGGTGTTCGTTCACACCACGGCAAAGCATCGCCCTGATGGGACACTGACGCCCGCAGTTAGAAAAATGCGGGTGGATGACAATAACGCCTGGCGCGCCGGGTTGAAAAAAGCGGGGATCGAGGATTTCCGTTTTCACGACCTCCGGCATACCTGGGCGAGTTGGCTGATCCAGTCCGGCGTCCCGCTTTCTGTTCTACAGGAAATGGGAGGATGGGAGAGCATCGAGATGGTGCGTCGTTATGCTCACCTGGCACCGAACCACCTGACCGAACACGCACGGAAAATTGACGCCATTTTTGGCGCTAGCGACACAAATACGACACAAGGAGGAAATCAGGCTGGTTTAAAGCTGGCGTAAGTGATTGTTTCTTAATGGCACGCCCTACAGGATTCGAACCTGTGACCTACGGCTTAGAAGGCCGTTGCTCTATCCAGCTGAGCTAAGGGCGCCCTGAGAAGCGAGTGCTTCGCGGAGTGAAACGCGTGGAATTATACGGTCCACGTCGGTTGAGTCAATCCATTTTGCCAGGAAACTGCGGGGCTTATACGACGCTGGCGAAATATCCTCCACCAACTGTACAAGAAGCATACCGCCGGGCCTAATGCGCGCGTAAATCGACTCAGTGGCCAGGCGCAACGCACCAATAACCATGTAATAACCATGGTCATAACAGGCTAAATTAGCCTCAGACAGGATAAAACAGCAAACGAGGACTGACAGCGAGGCCCGCTTCTGACAAAATATCCTCATCCCCCTTTCGTAAAGATACAGATGGAATCCTCTCTCTGATGGCAGCAAAAATTATTGACGGTAAAACGATTGCGCAGCAGGTACGCTCTGAGGTTGCGGAAAAAGTGAAGGCTCGCGTTGCGGCCGGAAAACGCGCCCCTGGGCTGGCCGTCGTGCTGGTCGGCAGCAACCCGGCCTCGCAGATTTATGTCGGCAGCAAGCGCAAAGCATGTGAAGAAGTGGGCTTCGTCTCCCGCTCTTACGATCTCCCGGAAACCACCAGCGAAGCCGAGCTGCTGGAGCTTATCGACACTCTGAATGCCGATAAGACCATCGACGGTATTCTGGTTCAGCTGCCCCTGCCGGCAGGGATCGATAACGTCAAAGTTCTCGAGCGCATCGCGCCGGATAAAGACGTCGACGGCTTCCATCCTTACAACGTTGGCCGCCTGTGCCAGCGCGCGCCGCGCCTGCGTCCGTGCACTCCGCGCGGTATCGTGACCTTGCTGGAACGCTACAATATCGACACCTACGGCCTCAATGCGGTGGTCATTGGCGCCTCCAATATCGTCGGTCGCCCGATGAGCATGGAGCTGCTGCTGGCCGGCTGCACCACCACCGTCACCCACCGCTTTACCAAAAACCTGCGCCATCATGTCGAAAACGCCGACCTGCTGATCGTCGCGGTGGGCAAACCGGGCTTTATTCCTGGCGAGTGGATTAAAGAAGGGGCGATTGTGGTCGATGTCGGCATCAACCGTCTGGAAAGCGGCAAAGTGGTCGGCGACGTGGTGTATGAAGATGCCGCCGAACGCGCGTCCTACATCACCCCGGTTCCCGGCGGCGTTGGCCCGATGACCGTCGCCACCCTGATCCAGAACACGCTGCAGGCGTGCGAAGAGTATCACGACGTTGAGGAGGCCTGA